GCTCTTCCATCTATAGTACATCCACATTTACATTGACTAATAACTTTAGCTTTATTGATTTTTATGTATAGCATTGTGCCTTGGCAATGAGGGCACACATTTTCTTTAGCACCAACAATATTTTTCATTAGTTTTCATCCCCTTAACTAATTTTCTTTTTATCTAGTTTTTTTATTGCTTCGGTTATCGCTGCATATACATTATGTTTACTCACACCCAATATTTCGCCTGCCTCAGCTTGTGTTAGCCCTTCGCCAAATACTAAGTCAACACACTTCTTTTGTCGCTCCGTAAGGCAACTTAAATCTGTTGTAGCCATATCTATATATTTGTATTTTCTAGCTACTGGCTTGTCCAAGTCCAATATTTCTATATTCTTTCCGTTCAAAATATCTTTTAGATTTTTCAATGCTATTTTTTCTATTCTGTGAATTTGTGCTTGACTTGTTTGTAATTCTTTTCCAATCTCTGACTGACTTTTTTCTTCGTAGAATCTTTTTATTATTACTAATTTTTCCCTTTCTGGTAGCTTATTAATAGCATTAGGGATATCTATTTTGAAAATTATTTGGTCTTCTGATATGCTATTACTTTCTAATGTTTCTGAAAATTTTACAGCCTTTGTTTTATGTTTAGACGCTCTCATTGTGCTATCCATAGGAATTTTGCCTTCCATAAGATGCAATGTCTTTGTAATTTCTTGTATTGTTATTCCCATAATTTCTGACATTTCTTTTAGTGTGGGTTCTCTTTGTATTTTCTCGAATTCTTTTCTAATTTGCTTGATTTGTCTATATTCATTAAAATTTTTTCTAGGTATTCTAAATGGTACATCTTCCCTATGGTCTCTTATAGTATGCATTATTTTACCTATTATATTGCTTGTTGCATAAGTTGAAAATTTTATTCCTAGTTCTGGGTCATAATTTTGTATGGAATATAATAATCCTAGACTTCCAACTTGAATTGCATCATCATATGATATCATTTTGCCTTTGAATTTCTTTGCTTGCTTATATACAAGCCCCATATTATCCTCAACAATGCTTGTTATGGTCTCTCTATCGCCATTTTGAGCCTTTCCAAACAATTTAACAATATTTTTATCGATAATCATATTTGTTCCCCCTCTACATCTTCTCTATGATTAATCCATGATATTTAATTTTGTTTGCTCCGTATCTCTTTTGATAATATTTATATGTATTTTGTACACTGTTGTAATTTAAATCGTATTCTTCACAAGCTTCCTTCATAGAAGAAAATATTCTTTCTTCTCCTGCATACTTGTTAATCACTCTAATTTGTCTTCTCTTGAAAACTCTTCTTTTTTTAATTGCCTCTAATTCTTTTCTGACTTTTATATCATAATTAGCATTTTCTTCGTTAATGACAATCATTTCTGCTTCTGTTATTCCTCCAGTTGCTCTTATATTGTCAATTTCTCTTATTCTTTCTTCTGCTTCCTCTGGATTAAATAGCTCTGGTAGCATATAATTTCTTGAGTCTTTCTTTGGATTTGGGTCTAGTATTGCTGCTGCCAAAGCAAGATAGTTAAGTGATGTATTATCGTTTGGATCTGTATATTTAGAATGGTATTTCTTTACTGGTATATATTTATATTTCATAATTACTCCCCCTTGCCAGGGGAAATCCCCTGGATTAAAATTTCCCCTTTTGACTTTCTTTTAGAAGTGTTTCTAGTTCATCAGGATCATATTGCCTAAAGTTTTCATTCCCGGCATTATAATGAAATTTAGTCGGTTTAAATTGAATATTGTTAGTTTTATTGTTTAATGTATAATTATCCTTAATTGCTTTAATAATAAAACCAGTAACATTTTTTACATTTGAACTTTTAGTAATTTGAAGTTTTTCATCTAAATATGAAATATCTTTATCTGCACTTATAAGAGCTTCATATATAGTTTGTATATCTTCATTTTTTAAATCGAAATAAGACTTTATTTTATCAACAACAACAGGTGATACGGTATTTTTTGCTTGTTGTTGTTGTTTTTCTTTTTGTTTTTCTTTTTGTTTTTCTTTTTGTTTTTCTTTTTCCCCCAAGTCTATATATAGACTATCCATAGGGTATCCATACCCTATGCAAACATCTATCATATATTTTTTAAAGTCTGGATTTTTAATTTCTGAAATTTCTTTTAGTATGCAGTTCATAACCTTTGGAGATTTAGTAAAATTAAATTTATGCCAATTCTTTATGAGAATTTCTTTTGTATCAGGTGAATATTCAATTTTCCCATAGTCAACAAATCTTTGTAATAGCTTTTCAACTGTTTCTCTGTTATATCCAGTTTGCATTTCTATAACTTTATAAGGCAACTCATGACATCCACATTGAGTAGTTCTAGGGTTGCTTAATATATAAAGATAAAAATATTTTTCTTCCGGAGTTAAGTCTAATACAAATCCATCTTCCCAGAAATCTGTTTGTATTGCTCTATACTTCGCCATTTCTTTCACCTCACTTTGTCTTTTGATTAGGAAGAGGAATTAATCCTCAACCTATTACAATAAACTAACTTGCCCTTCTATATTACTTTCATCAGTTTCAGTGACTTCATTAAACTCTACATCTTGTATTTCATCATCTACAGTTACATCATCAACCTTTGGATCATATTCAATTAAAAGTTGTAATACTTCATCTGCTTCTTCAAATTTAAGATGTTTTAAATCGTATCCATTGCTAGTACAGAAATACTCTAATTCTTTTATGTCTTTAGGATTATTGAAATCATATAATCCCTTTTGTGATGCCATTGCCATTATCTTATTCTTTTGCTTAGTTGATGCCATGCCTGGAATTATTTCTTTTTCCGGTAGTTTTGTATCTATTCCCATTTCAGATGCATCATATAATCCTTGTAAATCTTCCGGAAATGCCTCTCTTAATGCCGTTACCATTGCACATTTTCTAATCATTACACAAGGCATTTGCTTCCATGTTGACTGTCCCTTACTGTATTCTTCCATACTTACTGTTGACTTAATAGGGAACTTCATATCCTTTACATATACTTCAGCCCATCCACCGATTAATTTTTCATTTATACCTTTTAATGCTCCTTCTCTTTCTATCATGTTTCCGTCTTTATCAATCGTTACTATTCCAGCTTTCATGCCTTCAAATCTTGGATTTCTATATGCTCTTTTAACAAACACATCTTTACCGACTACTATATTTGCTGGACTATTACCGAATTTAATAATATACGCTTCTCTTATAAAAGGATTCAACTTTTGTGCCTTGCATAATTCTATAAACATCATTGTTTCTTGGTCTGTTATGTTTCCATTACCGCTTACTAAATAATTTTTTACAGTTTCAGCATTTAATACTTGTCCACCTTCTAATGTATAAGTTGCTAACTGCAATGCATTATTGTTATTCATTAGTTCCACACTCCTTTAATTTCTCTTGTTTTATGAAATCTTTTATTGCAAGGCAATAACTTAAATCATATTCATCTAAAGGACTATTATCTATTTCGTATTGTTTGACATATTCCTCCAGTTCTTCGATTGGTTTATATCCTTCTAAACATTCCTTTGCTGCATCTATATAACCCCATTTGCTATCTGCATATACATCATAAGGACTACTTAATTCTGCATATAATAGCCTAGCTTGAAATGTAGGTTCACTATTTCTAAAAGCCTGATTACATCCTTGAAATAAATCTCTAATTTTCATGTTCTAAATCATATCCTTTCGTGATATAATATAGAAAAAGTAAATTTCTAATTACTTAACTTTTTCTAAAGATAGGACCTATTGCCGTAGGTTCTATTTTTATATTCCCATGTAAGCATCTGCTCTATTTTCTCTTTCATCTTCATCTGCTTCCTCTAGTTGTTTAATTTCTTCTTGCATCATTGCATCTATTTCCTGCAATATTTCTTTTAAATCCTTGATTTCGTATGCTGTTCTTATTTTGCATGCTCTCCAGTATTCATGGTTTGCTGCTTCTCCTACTCTATTAGTTTCATATCTATTTTTATAATTTTTAATTTGTTCATCACATAGTTCCATGAAACTCTCACATACTGTAATCTTATTTTTAATACTTTCTCTGACTTCATCTAATATCCAGTTCATATTAATCCTCCTTATCCTCTAAGTTGTATATCTTTTTTTCAATTTTCTTAATGATTTCTTCTAATTTAATGTTCTTTTCTCTTTCTGCTAGGGCAATTCTCTGCCAGTACTCTATTTGACTTTGTAAATGTTTAATATAGTCTTGCATTATATAACCCCCTTTAATATTCACTCGCATCCATTTGGACCTCAGTTAAAACTTGTATTACTTATTTTCTAATTCTTCCAATAATTTTTCTAATATCTTTCTTTGTCCTTTTCCGGTTACGCGAGTTGTATGGAATGTAAATACTCCTTTAGAACTTTCTCTAGTCCCTTCTCTTACTTCTAAGTATCCATGTATTATCGCTTCTTGCTTAGCTTCTGTACTATTCTTAAATATCCAGCCCCAATCTCTAAGCTTTTGATACAATTTCTTTTCTCCTATAACTATGCCGTGGTGATTACTTAGTATCTTAGCTACTTCCCTAACCAATAAGGAATTTTTACTAGCAGATATTTGGTTCAGCATCTTACTATTTTTCTCTAGCTTGTCCTCTAGTTGTTTAGATTTTTCTTGTTCCTCTTTTAACTTAGTTGCTAACTGTATAAGAAAATCTGGACTAGTTAATGCTTTTTCTATTGTATTCTCTGTCATATAAGCTCCATGTTTTCTTATAGAAGGTAAAACTTCATCAAATATCCATCTTTCAAACTTTTCTGCATTTGGTAATTTACTGCCTATTATTAATCTGTATATGTCACCTTCTGGTATTATATTTGTCATTCTCATTTGTCCTCTTGAATTTTCAACCTCGTGTTTTACGATGTTCATGCACTTTGTGTTTACTGCATCAGTTGGGTTTTTATATCCTAATGCTTTTGCTACGTCATTTGCTACTGCATATGTTTTTTCTTTTATTTCTAATACTCTTATTTCTCCAAATTCATTATTACTAAATGTTTTATAACTTAAATATAAATCTGACATATGCTATTCCCCCTTATTTATTTTTCTTAATACCATATCTTGAAATTTAAAATATTCTTCCCAATCATTTTCTGCCTCACCTGTTCTTATAAGATTACAATAAATCTTAAGTATCCAAGTTACTGACATTTATTACTCCCCTCCTTTTAATCCATTTGGTCTAGCCAATTTAAAAAAGGTTCAGTTGGAATTCTATAAACTCCACCTATTTTTATTACTTTGAACATATCTCCAGCAGTTAAAGCTTGTCTTACTAAGTTGTAAGCTGTTTTTTGAGATATTTGTAGTATTTCTTGTACATCATTGACTGTTAAAACTTTCTTCATATTCCATCATCCCCCTAATGTTTTTGTTAACTTAATATGTTATGCTTCTTTATGAAGCACTTTTGGATAAAAAAATAAGTCATCCATTGTTATTTGTGGTTCATATTGCTTGAAAAATATTGTTATTGAAACCATTTCGCTTCTTGTGAATTCAGCTCTGACATTATTTTCTTTATTGCAATATGTTGGCAATTTTATATTTAATAAATCAGCTAATACCCTTTGAGGTATTTTGTATTTTGCTCTAAATCCAGCAACATTGTTTGGCATTTATACAACCTCCTTTAATTTGTTCTAGCTTCATATTGAAGTTTATACTTATATGTTAATGCTTCATATTGAAGTTGTCAATATTATTTTTAATTTTTTTCGAAAAAATATTCATATTGAAGCTATAACTTTCATATAATTATTAATTATGGTATATTTGAAGTAATGGGAGGTGTTGATATGACTAGCTTTGGTGATAGGCTTCAATTTTTAATAAAAAGTAATGGTATTACTCAAAAAGACTTAGCTGATACATTAAATGTAAAGCGTGGATCTGTTTCAAACTGGGTAACAAATAGGAGGTTTCCTGATGCCGAGACATTAATAAAAATAGCTGACTACTTTCATGTAACAATAGATTTTCTATTAAGAGGGGATGATGAATATTTAAATAAAGAATATGATGAAATAAGTAGTTTATATAAAAAGTATTCAGATTTAAGTGAAGACAATAAAGAATTAATTGATACTATGATTCAAACTATGATAAAAAAAAGAAAAGACAAATAAATTACTTTACTTGTCTTAGTTCATTAATTTTATCAATTATTTTTTTATAATCATCTTTATTTTCTTTTTTTATCTTTAATACTTTTTTAATAAACTCTTCTTTTTTCATCGCATCTCCCCCTTTCTAATAAAATTGTAACATAAAAAATATCGCTGATAGCGATATTTACGACCTGATTTGACATTTTAAGTGTAAATATAAATGACATTTGAGAGGAAAAATAATGATAAAAGAAGCAAGAAAAAAACAAAGATTAACACAAAAGGAATTAGCTATAAAATGCAATTTATCTCAGAGTTTTTTGAGTGAATTAGAAAGCAAGCATAAAAAAAAGAATGTGACAATTAAGCAGATAATAAATATTTCAAATAAATTAAAAATAAGTCCTTATGAACTTAGTGATTGGCTTATAGATAAAGAATTGAATAAAGTTGAATTTTCAGAAGAACTAGGAGTGTTCAAGATTGGATAATATAAAAAGCACATTTATTCGTAAGAGAGGTAACAATTATAATGTTATAGTTGAATACTATGATGAAAAAGGGAAACTAAAACAAAAAAGTGTTGGCAAATATGATTCTAAAAAGGAAGCAGATAAACATCTTATTGATCTAAAAAGTTCTATTAATAAAAACAGCTTTGTGATAAGTAAAGATATAACATTAGTAGATAGATGTTATAAATTTTTAGAAGATAATACTAATAATTTATCCCCATATACTATCAAGAAAAGAAAAAGCATCATAAAGGTATCTATAGAGCCTTTTTTTACGAATACTAAATTAAATGATGTGACTGTATATCAATTACAGCAATGGGTAAATAAAATATATAAAGAACACGGGGGGAGTAGTGCGGAAGCTCGCTATGCTTCTCTTAGAGTAGTTTTAAGAGATGCTTATAGATTTAAAGAAATAAGTGAAAATATAACAGATTTTATAAAAGTTCCTAAAAAAAACATCAAGGTTAAGGCTACCAGTTGGACCAAAGAAGAAGCATTAAAAGCTATTAAATGTGTAGAAAATAAAGCGTTAGAATTACCTTTATTGTTAATGTTACTCGCAGGCCTTAGAAAAGGTGAAGCTATGGCATTAAGTTGGGATGATGTTGATTTCAAAAAAAATACTATTTTTGTTAATAAAAGTATTTATGAGCTTGAGGGAAACTCTTATTTTAAAGATCCTAAAACAGAGAATTCTAAAAGAATAATAACTGTACCTAATTATTTAATTGAAAAAATGATAAAAGAGAAAGAAAGGCAAAATAGACTAATAAATGATGGTGTTTTATTTAATCAGTATAATTTAGTATGCTTAAATACAAGATTGGAAATGTGGAAAATGAATACATTATTTCATCAATTTGCTAGATTTTGCGATAGATACGATTTAAGAAGGATTAGAATGTATGATTTAAGGCATTCATCTGCTACTCTATCAATTGCAGCTGGCACAGATATAAAGACAGTATCAACTAGGTTAGGGCATTCAGATATAAGGACCACATTAAATATATACACTCATACACTTGATGAAATGGATAAAAAAGCAAGTGATAATTTGGAAGATATGCTATTTAAAAAGTAATGTCAGTTGTCAGTTTGATTGTCAGTTGTCAGTGCATTGTCAGTCTTAAATATAGTAAAAATTACCATTAGTTACAAGTGCAAGTACTAAAAATACTTGCACTTGCCATTCAATACCGAAGTTTGCAATGGTCTTTGTCACATTGTACGTGTGATTGACTATGTTTATCAAGTGAAGTTATATTCAATAACACAACCATGAATACATTTAAAATGTCAGTAAAAAGTCAGTTATTATATTTTATCCACAATTTTATCCACAGGCAATCATAGCAGTTAGGAATTAAATGTTAAATATGTGTTAAATATGAAAGGACATGCAATTTTTAGCCAGTGATTTGCATACACTATATCAAGTGTATTTGATAAGTGAAACGTTCTAAACTTGTTTAGATATTTAATACACGGTTTATGATATGGTTAGTGTTTATGGGGTAGTATGTGCTTGTGCATAAGCTACCCCATTTTAATATTCATCTAATATTTTTTGTTTGAATTCTTCTATCTTTTCTTTATCATCTTTTATTTCATTTATTTTATTTCTTATATCTCTAATAAGATTTGTTTTATTATATATATTGCCTTCCATCATGCTATCTATTCCGGAATTAGAAAGAATGTCTATTATATGGCAGTTCTTATTTTGCCCTATTCTATATATTCTATCTTCTGACTGCTTCCTTTTAGCATATTCAAAAGTAGAATTATAATATATCATATAATTAGCCTCTTGTAGATTTAAACCCACATTTCCAATGTTTATATTAGCTACTAATACATTTATGTCGTTTGATGTCTTGAAATTGTTTATATTCAATTCTCGCTGATTTTGAGATATTCCACCATTAATGCATACATATTTAATATCATTCTCATTTAATTTTTCTGATAACAATTCGAGATCACTATTATATCTGTGCCAGATAATACATTTTGTATTAGAAGGAATATTTGATAACTGAGTAATTGTTTCTATTGCTCTTTCATATCCCTTGTATTGCAAGTGAGTTATAATCTCTCTTCCATGGTATATGGGTGGGTCTAATTCTATATCTATATATCCGCTAGCAACTCTATACAATGCATTAATCATATTAAGTATGCATTCTCCGATAAAATTATCATAACTAATTTGGTTAACATAGTAATTCTTGATTGTTTGATATATTTCATATTGCTTACTATCAAAATCAAAATATCTATTGGTATAGGTTTTGGGAGGAAGATCCAAACACTCCTTTTTAGTTATTTGATAGATATAAGGATTAATCTTCTTTGTTATATAGTCCGTATTATGCGTATTAATTATTTGCCCTGGATATTTTTCAGAATACTCTAAATGATTAGCAGCAAAAGCATAGAATGAATTATATCCTAAAATTTTTGGATGAAGAAAGTAAAATTGAGTAAATAGGTCCCATATGCCTTGTGTAACTGGTGTGCCTGTAAGTATCGCTCTATATTCTGCTATTTGCCCTAAATCAAGTAATCTTCGTGTTCTGATTGCTTTGTGGTTCTTTATCATATGGCTTTCGTCTATTATTAATAATGAATGATGATATTTTTCTATTAAATTTCTAGTTTTTATATAGAATTTGTTTGATTGGCTTATAGTTTCAGTTCCTATTATTACTATTAATTCATCTTTTATTTTTTCAACATAATTGGATGAAAATATAGAATGCTTAAATATATCCTCTCTAAGGTTTTTCTTAGTACTGCAAGGGCATATCCAAAACACCTTATTTATTTTTCCTTGATTAAGCTTTAACTGGATATATTCAAGCATTGTTCTAGTTTTGCCTGTACCCATATCCATAAACAAGGCACATGCTTTAAGTTTTTTGATTTTATTAAAGGCTTTTTCTTGATGTTCAAACATATTAGTCTTCAAATAATTCATCTATAACACCCACTTCTATTTCTTTTAATCCAACTATTTCTAAAAAGTTTTCAAATATAATTTCACCTTTTAAATATCTCTTGACAGAAGATACTTTATGAATATCGGATATATCACATATTTTAGTTAATTTCCCTTCTAAAACAATATAGTATCCACTTTCTCCATATTCGCTATTTCTATATCTAATATCCAATACATCGTTTTCTTTTGCATTATAACAGCCTTCAATAAGTAAATTTTTCCCATACTCTGTTTCTTCTAACTTTTTAAATTTTCTTTGCAGTTTCTCATCATAGTAACATCTAGCTACATACCCTCTATTTCTAAATGTACATTCAGTTTTAAAATAAAATTTATATTCATTTAAACATACTTCTTCTACTTCTTTTTTAACTTCTTTAAGTTCCTTTATCCTATTATCTAATTCAACTTTTATACTAGTCGCCAATTGTCTGAGTTCTTCTATTGTCATTGTTTTTAGATCTTGCATAATATACCCCCTTATCAGTTAATTTCATCCTTGTTCCATTAACTTCTATATAACCTAACTTTGTTAATTCTTTTAAGAAGAAAAGGAGATTGCTGCTTTCAATCTCCCCTTCATTATCTAGTATCATACATAGCAATTTACTTGTTTTCATAATATTTCTTTTCAAATTCCTCCCAGGATTTGCTAAACTCGTGATTTTGGAAAGCTTCTTTTAAACCTGTAATTTGTTTTAATTTAATTACCTCATCTAGTTCCATTCCTATCTTCTTGCATATTTCTTCATCTGTCCATCCAGCTTTTGATAGGTCGATTACTATTTCACTCATAGAACGTATTTGATGTGTCCCTCTAGCTCTATTATGTCTTATTGTACTTCCTATACGTTCATCCAATGGTTTATCTAGTATTACAAGTGGCAAATATCCATGTATACGTTTATTTATATCCTTATATTCTTTTCCTACCCTATTTCTATGAAATCCGTCTACAACCTCATATTCTCCATTATCAAGTTTGTACGCTACTATTGGTTGAGTATATCCATCTAGTTTTATAGATGTATGAAGTAATTTCATTTCAGTTGAGGCCACACGGTTTGGATTGTATTCATTAGCTTTTACCTTATCCATTGGTATCCATCTTACACAGTCAACAGGTTCTTCAAATGGTGATATATCAGATAGATTAGCTCTAATAGTATTCATTGTACTCACCTTTTCATCTAAGTTGTCTATATTATTGAATTCTCTTTTAAGTTCTAATAATAATTCTGCTATTCTTGCATTCATATTAATCTACTCCTTTATTTAATTCATTTGCTATTTGTTTTAGATGCTTATCATTTGTTGCATCTGCATCTAATAAGTCAGCATATTTTTTCTTAAGTTCAAACATTCTTTCTACATCGCCTTTTGTTTGCCCGAAAGATAATCTTTTCATCCAAAAGTCATTCCTTTCAATTGCTCTAGCAATCCTTCTCCATGAAGCTACCTTCTTAGCTGTTTCAAGTTTACTATCTTCTTCATCTTTTATATCTTCAACTCTTATGCCTTCTTCTTTTTCATACCAATCTAAGAAAGTTCTTATTTTTTTATGATAATGGTCCCTTAATTCTGGTGCATATAATCCTATAGTTTCTAATAGCCATACTGCATATTGTTCCCAAGTCATATTAGATGGCTTTTCACTTTTTATATTCCCTAATAGAGAAGTTCTTGCATATATATTACCAAAGTTAACTCCATGTACCCTATTAAGGACCTTTTCCCACGTTTCATATTCAAGTGCTTTAAATTGATCTAGCCCATTTCTTTGGTCATCTCCATAAGGTTGGCACAATCTTTGTTCATGTATGCTAACTCCATTCTTGTACATCAGTTCATATATTTCATTAAACTTTAAGTCAAGCTTTGCAACCGCTCCCCAATCATCCTCAGTTCTCCAGTCATAAATTGGATAAAAATTATACACGTTTTGTAGATGCTTGAATTTAACTTGTGTTGTCCAAGGCTTGTCTTTATAACGAACTTTTTTGTTGCTTATAATTGTGCTAAAACGGTTAAGACTCTCATCACTTCTTATTCCTATTCCTGCCCCAGTAATTCCGCCGTGTTTTTCATTAAACCATTGAGCAAAATATAATATAAACTCCTCAAATTCCATACCACGCTCAAACCAAGTCCATTCTTCTGGGTAATTATCTTCATTAACAACATACTTTTTATATTTGCCTGTTGGCATTTGTCTTACCCATTTGCTTTTGTCCTTCTTGTCCCAGCATATCCACTTAGGCTGAATAACCGATACTGCATTTCTTAAACTAAGAGGTAACGCACACCAATACCAATCTTCTATTACATCTTCGCATTCATCTATTAATACTTTAACATGGTCTATGGTGGCTTTATATTGTGCTTCTAAATCTATATACAATACAGAAAATTTCTTATTCATTTTTCTTGCAACTTTTGATGCTAATTGAACCATTATCGAACTATCTTTTCCACCGCTTACAGAAAAATATAGATTGTCAAATTCAGTAAATGCATATTCTAATCTTTCAAATGCTGCATCTAGTACATTTTGTTCTTTATAGATTTTCAATTAATTCACTTCCTTATAAATATTAATTCCTATATATATATATAAGATGTAATTAGTATCGCCTTCTGGCAACTTAAACTGTGTCTTCATCATAATATCTGATATTTCTTCCAATATATTTTCGCATCCCAAATCATACTGAATTATTAATTTCATCAATTTTGTATATACATGTTTCATAATGTAATCTGCAGTGTTATTACAGTCATTATTCGTAGCATCGGCTAATATATTTTTATAAGGCTCAAATTGTTTTTCAGTTAGATTATTTCTAACATTTTCTATCAATGTCCCTAATTTGAATAAGCCTACTTTACTTTCATTGTTGAAAAACTCTTTGTGGTCTGCAATGTACTTATTAATTTCCATAATAAAATCTCCTTTCTTATTTATACCATAAAATCTGTCTAAGGCATCTTGATTAAATACCCAAGTTCTGCCATATTTCATACAATCTACACCTTGTACAAATTTGCTACGTTCGATGAGAGTACGGAGTGTACTCTCATGCTTATTATATTGTTTTGATGCCTCTTGAAGGCTTATAAGCCTATTAAATCTATTTCTCATTAACCTGTCCTCCATCAAATCCTCATTAAAAATAATATCCACTTTCTCTGACAACGTAATATTTATATTTTATCGCCTCCTTATTTATTTTATTTATTTCATATCTGCCAATCTCATTATTGTCCAAGCTATATAAGATTCTTTTTCACTTTGTATATCATTATAATGTTGTGCATAATCTACTAGATGTGCTTCAGTTTTTTCTATTTCTTTTTCTATAGCTTCATCACTAGAAAACATTTTGTATCCTCTTAAAGAGGCTATTATTTTTGAAGCTTTTTCTTGTTTTTCTATTACTTCAAAGGCTTCTTCTATACTACTAAAATCATCTTCTATGTCATCTTGTAAGCTTTCTGATATTTCTATTTCGTTTGCTAAATCTTTTATAAAGTCTAAATATTTTACAAATCTGCCTCTTAAGTCTTCTGCCCATTTTATTTGTTTTTCAGTTCCTTTAAGTTCTATCATTTCTTTTCCTCCATTTTCTTGAGATAAGAAAGATAAACATAAACCTAATTGAGTTTTATAATCAACATCCTCATATTTATTTACTATTTCTCTTGTTAGTTTGTGAGCTTCTTTCATTAAGTTTCTTTTCATCTTTCTTACCTCCTGTATCTTTTATTAATTATATAATAGTTGATAACAACTACAATGTCAACTATATTTTATTAATTTTTATTAAAAAAGTTTTCGACACAAAAAGACTCCCTATGAAGGGAGTTGAGCTATAAATGAGCTATATCCTTGTTCTTCATTCTTTATTAGACATAAAGCGTTGTATCTATCCAATTCAGCTAAATCAATTTCACTATATCCATCTTTTTCAAAGTAAGTAGATAATTCTTTAAATGCTTTTACATCACATCCTTGCAATAATAAATAACTAGATCCAGATGCCAATACACTATTTTTGCACTTAGGAGTTAACTGATCTAAATAATGTAAAGCTAAAGTAGGAGTTAATTGAAATTTTCTACATTCTACCAATATGTTTTGCATAAGTAGTTGGCAGTTGTAACATTGATGTATCTCATCAAAGAATAATTCTGTATGTGTACTACAATCTATTTGCTTACTAATCCAAACTTTATTTAAAAAGTATGTGGCAATTACATTTCTAATCATTCTGCTTTTAAAATACTGTTCAGGTATTTTTATCAGAATTACTTTATTCTGCTTCATAACTTCTACAAAATTAATATTATTATCAGCTTCTTTATTAAATGCTAGTTTTGTATATAAATTAGTTTTTAACCAGCTAACACGGTCCAGAATTCCATCTATCTTACTATCATAATTCTCTACTCTACCTTTGCTATCTATTTTATCTAGATCTTTTAAATCTTCTATTTCTTCTATTAAAATATCCGGTATATTTTTTATTAACTCAAATCTTTTATCTGGGTATTTCAATATATTAATAATGTCTTTAAAACTAGCATTTACATTCTTATAATATACTACTGTAGCAGCTGCATAAAAATATCTAAGCATTCTTGGTGTAAGTTTACTATTGTCATCATTTATACTGTCTAATAATAATTGCATTTGTTCAGCTTTCTGCATAGCTATATTAACCTTATAGTATATGTCATCATCTTCATTAAATATTAACTCATTAAAGTTAAATGATTGAACTTGCTTAGGATCGTTGAAATTAATTTCTACTAATTTATCCTTTGAAGTTATTTTCTTTATATTATCTGATAGCTGACATTTATCTATATAATCTATTACTACTAATCCTCTACCAGCTTTTATAATATCACTTGCCATATTTTGCATATAATAAGATTTACCACTACCCATACTTCCAAGTAATACTCTTCCTAGTCTTTTCATTTGCTCATCCATGGAGTAATATACCTCTTGTTTGTTTTCTTTATTCTTTACAGTTCCAATTCTTATCTTACCATTCTCTAAACATTTAGGAGCTTTCAACTCTAGGCACTTATTATGTTCAATCATCTTGAATTGATTTATAACTTCTAGACTAGGCATTGATATAAAATTACTGCACTCTTCAATTGTAGTTTTATTAATATTCACATGATTTATGATTGTCTTTTTTATATCAATGTTTTTAGTAATTTCATTAATGATTAACTCATTATCATCTGAAATTATCTTGAAAGTATTAGAAAAAGCATTAGAAAGTTCAATTTCCCTTGATTTTTCATTAGATTTAGTTAAAATTATGCTTTGATTTTGGCATATTGCCTTCTCACCTTTTCTTTTAGTACTTGGGGATATTTCATACTGCAAAGGATTAAGTATAAGCTGATTATTTTGTGGTACGTTTAAAATACAATTTAAGAGGTCGTTTATGAGTGAGATAAAATTTTTTAATGCTATTACAGATAAATCTTTAATATTTTTTGACTTTTTTAGATTTTCTCCATTTTTGTATCTTTGAATTGTTCTTGGGTAGGTATTAGATTTAAAATAGTTGCTTTCTTTTGAACTTGTAGGAATGAAATTATATAAAAGTCCAACTGACTCATTTTCTTCTAACATAGATACAACTGATAAGTTAGCATTTAATAAATCATTATTTCTTTTGTCAACTGCAAGTGATAAACTATCCTCATATTTATAATGTAAATCATACTTAGTACATGAATTTATATCTATCGGAATATTATCTACTTCTTTAATCTCTATGTTTTTCCACACCTCTTTAAATTTAACTTTGAATTGATTTAAGAATTGTTCAGGAATTATAAAATAGAATTGGACTTTTGTCTTTTGGATATGAATATAAAATGACACTTTAGGCTTTTGAGTTATAATTAATTTCTTACTAGCTTGATTTATATATTTACTAGACTGTTTAAACATTTTATTAATTAGAGATGCTATTTGTTCAGTATTATTATTTCTGTTACTCTTTGTTGGTATCAACTGTATAATTGAATATTCGCATTTTCTATACTCATAATAATCTGATAGCTTCATACTTTTTACTTTTCCAGGAATTACATTAAGATTAATCATAATAAGCACTCCCCTAATATTGATAATATAAGATATACTCCTATAGCTATACTTGGGCCATGCTTACATTTATCTAAACCATAAGCATATAATATAAAGCTTACTAATCCCCCTATCAAACATAAATTATATGAACATCCAAGCACACTAAATATTATTTTAGATTTCATAATATCACCTCCTAGAAATTAATCTTACTAAACATATTAAATAATGAAGGATATAGTTTAATTAATACATAAGTTAATAGATACTGCATTCCTGATGTTGTTGCCTCTTTAAAGCTTCCTCCAGCTATCATAACTGACATTATTTCTTTTAGTCCTAAGCCTAAGAATGAATATTTTGCTAATACAAGTAACATATCTATAATTTGTTTAGCTGAATTATTTAAGCTAACTTCAAAGCTATCTGCATAAGCTATACTATTACTTTTCATAATTAAAGCTATTAATAATACTAATCTTGAATATACAACTTTATTTCTTTTGATATGATCTAATAACTTTTCTATTATATTCAAGTCCTCTTCTTCTAAATGTAAAAATTCTGATATACTGTAATATTTTACCATTATAAAATCCCCCTTATGAGAAATAATATTCTTAATATCTTATTTTTATCGGAGGTAACTGAATTGTTTAAGGCTGGAGTTTATTTTGGGTTGGCTGCCTTATGTGAATTATTAAGACATTTTATATAAAAAGAAGCTGGAGATACTTATTCTCTAGCTTTTCTTTTGTTTAATCTTCTTTATTTATTTCTTTTAGCATTTCTTTTCTTAGGACTTGTTTTATATAGTTGCTTTTGCCATACACTTCAAATTTACGTTGGAGCCAATCTAAAAGCATGGTATCATCAAGTGTATTTTTTTTAAATGAAATATTGATTATAGTTGGTTTTTCTTTTGCCATAAAATTTCACCTCACTAATTTTTATTCAAGATTTACCTAAAAAATGTATAATTTATATATTATTTATTTTTTATTGAAATCCTCTATTTATTTTCTTTGTATAAATATATGTAATTCTTCTACAAGTGTTACATAAAATCATTTAAAAATTATTTAAAATTTATATAAATTTATGCAATTTTTATATAACTCTTGCATATATATTACTATAAAAGAAAAAGGGGGATATGAAAATGAAAGAAATGTTAGAAAAAACTAGCATGGAAATGTTAAAAGAATACTTCTATGATGCAAGAGGATATTATCCAGAAGATGATTTTTTTACAAAGGAAGAACTTGTAAATATAATATTAAAAGACATGGAGGGCAAATAAATGAATAATTTTCAAGTTAGTTGGATAAATAATGAAGGTTTAGAACTATATAGTGGTTGGACTGATTATGTAAGTGCAATTAATCTATTTAGAGAAATTTGTAAAGAAAAAGTTGATATTGACCAAGTAGAAGCAAGATTTTGGGGAGAAAATGATATTCTTCTAAAGAGATATAATAATATAGAAAATAAATATTATAATTGCTAATAAAAGAAAGAGCCAAGGGAAATTACTTCTCTTGGTTCTTTTTTTCTATATATTTCACAAGTACAGTTGCACAAAAGTTTGATAAGGTTACTCTATTGTCTTTTGCTAATTTTTGCAATTGTTCTTTATATTCCTTTTCTATAACAAGATTAATTCTATCTTTATTTTCATTCAAAGCCATAAAATCACCACCTTTGAGATAATTGTATCATAGTGAAGAAAAAAAATAAATAAATTTTCAAAAATGGTTGTACAAAGTGGAGAACTATGTTATTATAATAGTAACAAAAGAATAAAAACCGAAAGATAATCACTTAAAAGATTATTTCGGTATGTAGGGATGTTCAAACCCGAATTTACGCCCTTGGAGTATCATACCAACTCGAGTAGCTTATGCAAAAGAGGATACGTTGAATAGGGAAACTTGTTATATTGTATATTGCACTTGTGCTAATACAATCTTGTTATTAGAAATTTATTATATTTTTCAATGCTAGTAACTTATATTGTAGTAATACCAACTAGTACAGATATATGTTGATACCTTGAAAACTTAATAAAAAGTACTTGTATATCAACTAGTACAATTATTATTCAGTACTTATATCTATTGGCATTACTGCATTGCAAGTTGCACGAGTACAAATGCAATATACAATATAACAAGTATTGAAACATTGCGGACAATATAACATTACAGTTATAAGCTATAGCGTACAAATGCAATATACAATATAGCAAGTATTGAAACTGTATCTTCCAGGAGAGAAGCAAGATTTCTTCAAGAAGTACAAATGTAATATACAATATAGCAAGTATTGAAACACTGTATTAACTATTAAGCTATCATACTCAAATAATTCTGTACAAATGTAATATACAATATAGCAAGTATTGAAACGAAGTCAGAAAAGAGCAAATAGATGAAGAACTAAGAGAATGTACAAATGTAATATACAATGCAACAAGTATTGAAACCATACCACATAGTTAATAGTTAACGAACTTAGAAGCGTACAAATGTAAATATAACAAGTATAGGAGGAAAAAGAAATGATTAAATCATACAAAGTTAGATTAGAACCTAATAAACAACAAGAACAACAAATGTTTTTTCAAGCAGGATGTGCAAGACATATATATAACTGGACATTAGCCTTTCAAAAGGAAAGATATGAAAAAGGCGAAAAATTCATATCAGCCATGGGGATGAGTAAGTATTTAACCGCTTATAAAAAAGAAAATAACTGGCTTAAAGATTGTGATGCAATGACACTAATTATAGCTTATACAGATGCTTGTACAGCATTTAAGAACTTTTTCAGAGAAGTAAAAAAGGGCAATGCTAAATCCTACCCAAGATTTAAGAGCAGAAATAGAACAACTCCAGCCTTTGCGCCACATTATCAAGCTATAAAAATATCTGAAAATCAAGTCAAACTTCCTAAAATAGGAATAGTCAAATTAAGTAGAAAAAACTATATACCTATTGTAAAAAAATACTCTAATCCAAGAGTGACATATGATGGATTGCATTGGTACATATCAGTAGGAGTAGAACAAGAAGATTATAAACCTGAATTAAATCCAACTGTATTAGGTGTAGACCTAGGTATTAAAGATTTAGCGATAGTTAGTGATGGTACAGTATATAAGAATATTAACAAAACTGCTGAGATGAAGAAATTAGAGAAGAGATTAAAAAGATTGCAAAGACAAGTAAGTAAAAAATATGATATGAATAAAGAAGGGAAAGCATATCATAAAACTAATAACATAATCAAATTAGAAAAACAAATCTTAAAACTGCAACATAGAATAAGAGATATTAGAAATAATTATAGACATACAATGACACACCAATTAGTAGAAAAGAAACCTCAAAAGATAGTAATAGAAGACTTAAATGTAAAAGGAATGATGAAAAACAAGCATTTATCAGATGCGATAGGCAAACAAGGATTTTTTGAAATCCAAAGACAATTACAATATAAAACACAAGAATATGGCATAGAATTAGTAATGGCTGATAGATGGTATCCTAGTTCACAAACTTGCAGTAAATGTGGACATACAAGAACAGGCAAAGATAGACTTAAACTTAAAGATAGAATATTTACCTGCCCTGAATGTGGACATACAATGGATAGAGACTTAAATGCAGCAATTAACTTAAGTCAGTATTAAAAATAGAATAATAAAAAAATAAATAAGTTAGAGGTGAAATAAATGGATAAAGAAACGCAAAGAAAAAATATATTCAATTATTTAATGGCTAATGAAACAACATTAGTGGCTGCCGCAAATATGATTAACAGTTGGGGAGGAAAAATATACGACCTATATGATTGCGAAACCTTTGAAGAAAAAGTAGAATGCTGCAAAATATATATAGGGTCTGTTATTTTTTACTTAGAATGTATATGGAGACATAAAGACAGTAATGCGGAGTATTTAGAAGTATGGGGTTTTGATGAAGATGATGGAAATTTGGAATTAATGCTAACGGAGTTAATAGAAGCAAAATAGAATATTTATAAATTATTAAGGGGGATGTTATTTATGAATAAAAGAATAACAAGCATATTAGCAGCAAGTATATTAGCAGTAAGTATGGTAGGTTGTAGTAATAATATAAATAAGAATAAAGCTGAAAGCTCTATAAAAGAAGAAAAACATATGACTGAAAAAGATAGAATTGCCACTTTAAAAGGATTAGAAGGAAATGAATTAACAGAAGCATATAGAAAGTTATTAACAGAAGATGAGATTAATTTTTTAGATAACCACGACTGGAAAATAGAAGAAGAAGCTAAATATTATCAAAATGGTGTAAATTTAAAAATACCTGAAAATTATAGTGGAAATGAAGTAGAAGCTGAAAAATATATAGCTAAACAACTTGATAGTATAGAAAAAACTTATCTAGATGATGAAATTTCTCCAAGTTTTGAATTTACATGGACTAATAATACAGGAAATGATATAAATTATTTAGAAATAGATTTTAAAGAGTATGATAAAAACAATACTTGTATACCATGGAATGGTGTTGAGCAAAATATATCAGCTGGAGAAACTAGAAAAATAACATTGTACCTAAAAGAAAAAAGTACAGAAAGAATAGAGATAACAGGAGTTAAAATATACCATGTACCAACAAATAATACATCTGAAATATATGATGGATGTATACCTGGTATGTGGTACAAATTAGATAAATAAAAATAAAGCTGGTAAGGAAAATAATCCCTACCAGCCTTTTTATTATACTTTCTTTACATATTTATCAGATGCAGTTATGTATAAACCTGATTCTAAGCGATACATAGGAGTACTTCCATTTTTAGCATCTACTGTATCTATTACTTGTAGATGTTGCCCCTTCTTAACTGTTGTAACTGGATCTGCATCCCAATCTGCTACTTTTCTTATATTAAGTTTATCAAGTGTTACTATTTCAAATTTCTTTGTAGTTGATTTAGTTTCTTCCTTCTTAGGTTCTTCTTTTTTTCCTTCTACATAGTTCTTTACATCTTTTATGAAATGAGCAAACCCATCAGGAGAACATCCATATCCCCAAAATGCAGTACCTGGACAAGTTTTAGCACTTCTTGAAGGATTATATTTACCTAAGTAAGTTCCTCCAGCAGTAAACCAACAATGAGGTCTTATGTGAGTGGCATTAACTGGAATATGAAATCTTTTACATAATTCACCATAAAGATATATTACTGCCTTCTTTTGTGCAGCAGTCATTTTGTCATGTCCTTTGTCAAAACAACCATAAATCTCAATACAAATTGCACCTGTATTCCATCCTCTAATACCGATTGGAGTACTATTAAGGTTTCTACCAGTTGTTATTTTACCGTCAGGAAAAACATTAAAGTGTTGAGCAATATAATGACCATGTCCATCACTATAATGCCATTTACTTTTACCATAACTATCCAATGACTCAGTTCTGCCAAAATGTGGTTCTGAAAATACTTTTTTATCAGTTTTTTCCCAAGTTGAATAACTTGGCATATCCATATGATGTACTTGTAATTTTGTTATTTTTCTACTTACGTGTTGTTTTGCCAACCAATCTTTTACATCTTTTTGATTTTCCAATAATGTAAAACCATTTTTAGTCTTCATTATTTATCACCTTCTTGGTTTTCGATTAAATTTTTAAAAGCTTGATGAAGTCCTACAGAACTTAAACCACTCAACATCCCTCCTAGTAATACATTTACATTAAAATAGCCTGCTATAAAGTAGTTTAAAACCACTCCTATGCAGGCCATGATTAATGGTATATATTTATTAGGTATAAAATCTAAACTTGTTTTTATTACATATCCAATACAACAACATACTAATATTACTGCAACTACTAAATAGTTACTTATAACACTTAAATCTAACATTTATCTCTCTCCTTTTCACTCATTTTAATATGTTCTTCTACTATTGCCATCCTTTCCACAAGGTTATTATGGCGATTTACTCTATCCGATAAGGTTTCTATGTCTTTCTTTAAATCTTTAATTTTTTCATCCATAATAGCTGTATTTTTATTATTAGAAAAATACGAACCAGCTAATGTTCCTATTAATGCTAGTATTGCAACAATTATTTCTGTACTCATAGACAACACCTCTATTCTAGCAATGTTTGACTCTATCTTTTAATTCATCTTGTTTGGCATCATTAAATTGTTTCACTTCTGAAAGATAGCCAGTTATCCTTCTTATTCTTTGGAATGGAATTGGAACTACTTCATATTTCAAATCAACATAATCTCCATCTAATTTTACTGTAATATATTTAATTTGTTGCCCTGGATTTTTCTTTTGAACATAATCTATATATGCTTGTCTCTCTCTTTCATCTAATTCTACTGTACACCCTTCTTCATTCCAGCAATGAAAATCCATAATATCACCCCTTTTTTACATTAAAAAAGGACCTAAAATTAATTAAGTCCTTTAACTTTCTATATTGACTTATAAAGTACAATTATCCCTATTATAGACAAAATACCTATTAATATGCCTATTAAACATAATACTAACGCTATATATAATAAAGCCATGCCAACACTCCTTTTTATTAGAAAGTATTAACATGACTTCATTTTTATAAACATATTTCTTACGCAATTGATTCAAATTGTGTAATTCGTAATATTTTTGATGTACTTATACTAAAGGTTCTCCATATCCGTCATATCCATCTTTTTCTAATATCTTAAGAGTCTCATCTTTAAACATTTTAGGTACTTGTTCTATTGTTCTACGTTTCTTTATAATTAAGTTAGCATATATTCTAGCCATTATTCAGCACCTCCTTCTTGTAAAGATATTATCATGTCAGTTAATTGTGCTAATGCTTCCTCATGTTCTGTGTCCACATTTTTAAGTTGTGTTATTTTTTCGTCTATAGTTAGTTCTTGTTCTACTAAATCCATTTGTTTTACTGCATATACTATAGTTATTGTTGTATCTTGTTCTGTATATCCTGTTATTACTAGATATTCAGTATCTGCATCATAGCTTGGTTGTTGGTCTATCACTTCTTTAAATCCATATCTAGTCATTAGTGGTACAGATTTGTTGAATCCAACTATAGTTCTTCCATCGTTTAATTTGTAATTACTTGGTGCATATTCTAATGCACCATTATTTAATTTTGCATACATATTAATTTACCTCCTTAAATTTATTCATATTTAATAACGCTATAGCTTATTACATCCCCAATATTAAGGGGATATAAATCATTAACCTTTTTAAGACTGACTATTTTATCTGTAATTGTTATAAATGAAGTGTTTTTAATATATCCACAATCATTATAAAAAGTAGATGCCTGGAATCCTCCTTGAACAAATCCCTCACTATCAGTTCTGAATGTAAATGTTGCAAATTTTGTATATATCCATAAAAATGTTCGTTTAATGATTACATCAATATTTCCATTAGTATCGCCAATATAACGGGCTATAACAATATCTGGTGTGTTATCTATATCGAATGTTTGCTCGGATGTATCAGATATTACCACTTCTCCAGTATATTTATTTTCATCATACGCTATGGCTACATATTCAAATTCATCTCCAGCTTGAATAGGTCCATAACTACTTAAACTTGAAAAAGTAAACGAGTTATTTTTTACCGTAATAGTAGTCTCCCCTTTAGTGTATCCTAGGTCAGTATACATACATTTATTTAAAATATTATTTTTTATACCGCCACTATCTGTACGAATGCTACAAGATGCATATTTTGTATATATCCAAAATAGTGAGTGAACTGTATTATATGTAGATATATCTTTGATTCTTACTAAAACTATATCAGGAGTAAAATTTAAATCATTTACAGTTATTGGCTTATCAGTATTTGTAGCAATAACAGTTCCTTTTTGTACTTGCATATTATCACCCCCTACAATATTATTCATTAATAGTTTACTACTCATAAGCAATCACCCCACCTAGCCATTCTGTGGTATATGTGAAAATAAATTCATATGTTTTATTAGCTGATATTGTTGGAGTATTTCCATTTTGCCATTTGCAAGCTGGTAATGTTAATGTTAAATCTGTTGTTGTATTAAAAAATAAATGAATTTCAGTAAAAGAAGTAACTATTGGCAATGTAATTTCAGTCCCATCTACAATAGTAGTGGTTTGATATTTATCTGTTGTCAGTGATAAAGTATTACCTGATATATTAGTAGTCACTAGAGTATCAATAGTACCTTCGCTACTAGCACCGGTATCACCCTTATCGCCTTTCGCTCCTTTTGGAATACTCAAATTTAATAACGGATTTTCAGTTGTTCCAGTAATACTTGCAGTTGCATTACTCCCACTCTCAAGTGTAGTTACTGTTCCTATTTTTAAATTCGGAGTTGCTCCAGTGGCCCCTTTTTCCCCCTTTGCGCCCTTTAAGTCCGATAACGCAACAAGATTAATCCAATTCGTATCCCCCACATAGCGCCATTGTATATGAGTTGTACTTTTTTGAAGTTCTATTTCTTTTCCATCTGTAACTGTTCCACTACTTGTAGGTAATTCAGTACCACTATCTAATTTTGTTCCATCCTCTTTTGCTAGGTATATTTTCCCACCTTCTACTATAGATTTAGCAGGCATTTTATTATTAAGTTCTTTACCTTGCTTTGCGCTTAAAGCAGATGTTGAACTATTACTGTTTAAATTATCTACTATTGCTACCGAACCTGTTCCACCTGAATTTTGATGTGCTGTCTCTATACCATTTTCCATATTGTTTAGCGCTTCTTTTGTAATTCTGTCTCCACTTTTCCATACTTTTTTATTATAAGACATTTTATCCCTCCTTATTAAAAAAGAGGACCTATGAAGATCCTCTTAAATGATAATAAAAAAAGAGAAGATTAATTTTCTATCAAATCTTCTCTGCCTTCTGCTACTAATATAATGTCTATTCGTTCTTTATATTTACTAAACTTACTCATAACCTTTGCATAACTAAGGTTGCCTTTCATTATTTGTAATGCTAAATATCCAGCCATTCTTATTCACCTCCTTCTTCTCCAAATAATAAATCATTCAATGCAGCTTGAGTTAGTTCTAATTCTGATTTTAATTCTTCAACTTCCTTTTTTAGTTTTCCATTTTCTTCTTTTTCCTTATTTATTTCTATCAATGATTTTTCATGAAATATTTTCATTACTCATAGGCACCTCCAAATCCGTATATAGCAACTTCTCCATCATATCCTTGATTCTTTGTGACTGTTATTCTTATTTTGATTCCCCATTTGGAAGCAGTTTTGCTTGTATTAGTAAATAAATGAGGTCTATTAAGTACTACCATAGTAGTTGCATCTTCCCATTTAGGATTAGGGTCAAATCCATTGTTACATACTTCTACTTTTCCAACTCCTCCAGTTGTGGTCCATTGAGGGGATACTAATATCTTTGTTGCTTTTGCATCTGTTTCTATTGCATTTTTCATAACTATTTGTAGTTTTGTTATTTTTCTGGAAAATGTAATAGTCTTTGAACTACTTCCGCCAAGAGCATCACTTGCTATTATTTCTACTGTATTTGTATTAGATCCACAAGTAAGCCAAAACGTATCAGTTATTCCTACTGTATAGTTTGTATTTGAAGTTGCACTAAATTGGTTTATTACTTCACCATTCAATTTTTCAGTTACAGTTATTGCATCTCCTTCATTATCTTTAACTGAATAAGTAATACTAGGTTTAGTTGTTAACTCTCCTAAGTCTACTTGCCCTGTATAAGTTATAAATGGTGCTGAATTAGTCTTTACAAATGTATATCTTCTATATGTAGTAGCTTGCCCATCTGTTACTTCTATTTCTATAGTGTTGGTGCTATTAACACTCAAATTTGCAAATCTTTCTTCGCTAATAGTTAGTGTCAATTCCTTTCCCTTAACAGGATTTTTTAATGTTCTTATAATGTCTCCATTAAGTTTTTCATTTACAGTTAACTCATCTGCTACATCATTATCATTTACTGAATAAGTAATACTGAAATTACTTGTTTTGTCTTTTAAATTTTCATCTTTTCCACTGATAGTAGGAGTGGAATTAATAAGTTTTAATATTGGAATATAACCCGCTGACGTACTTGATGCATCTATGTCTTGATAATTATAGTTACCGAAATAATCTGTATCATTTGGCTCCGGATTTGCAGCCGTATAATGCATCCATCCATCAAGCATTTTATCGAAATAACACATGTATACAGCATCTTCTGATATATGACCATAACTTATTACCCAGTGCTGAGTAGTGCAAGTATAAGCTTCTACAGATTGACCTGTATTATAAGCAAAATCTATTTGTCGTGAAATACTAATAGGAACTTGTTCTTCAATCTGTTCTCTAGTTAAAAGTATAAGTTGATATGTTTTTCCACCTATATTCATATTTTTATTTAAAACTCTTTGTAATTGATTATAGCTTCCTACCTTTATTATAGAAGGGCATATATATATTTTACCAATATCTATATTAGCTTCTATCCAAGTCCATTTATTATCTTCATCTAATGCATCTATGAAGTTAAAATTAGTGTAATTAAAGTTATAATATCCATTTTTAAATGCTTCAATTGTACTTTTTTGTTTATATGTATTTCCATTACTTGATAACATCCCAAATTTTACTATATCACCTACTGCCATTTAATCACCTCCTAGTAATATACTTTTGCTAATGTTTTATTATATATGCCATCGGTAATAATTATATCATCTAGAGTAGTTAAGTCTTCTAAGAAATTGTTATGTGGCATATTATTTATAAGATTGTCTTCTAATACTTTTACTTTCGTTTGCATATTTTTTACAGCTGTCTCCATTGCAATCATTTCACTATGTGCTGATTCTATGCCATCTTCCATATGATTCATAAGTCTAGCACAATACAAAGTACCAACTTGTAATACTTCTCCTGTATCAACATCTTCTATATGGTCTATCCATTCATTCTTTGTATATATACTCATTTTTTACACCTCCGTAAATTCATGCTTAAATGCTATATACAATGCCTTATCAGTAGTTCTTTCATAGACTTTCTTGTCTTGTGCTACTATATCCCCATCTTTATCTATTACTCTTATATTTGTAATTTTTCCTTTGTAATTCTCATCAAAGAATACATAAGCACAAGCAGTATTTCCTATTACTTTTTTAGAAAAAAAATCTATTTCTTTTTCTTCTCCATCAAGTGTATATTTAACATTTTTTAGTTTGCTAATATAATAATTTGCTAATTTATTAAGTGCCTTATCTGTAAGAGTTCTCAAGTTTATCACCTCCTAATGTGATATAGCGTTATTGCTGACATTTAATGTTATACTCTTTGAAACACCGCTCTTAGAAGTTGCTGTGATAGTAGCTGAACCACTTGAACTAGCTGCAACACAAAATCCACTATGAACAGTAATAACACTTTCATTATTTGATTCCCAGCTTAAAGCTTTGTTGATACAGTTGTCATTAAACGTTGCTCTAACTACACAATTATTTTCATTAAAATCTGTTGCTTGAATTGTGAAATCACTACTATTAAGTACTACATTTTCTGTACTTAAAGGATAATATTTAACCCAATCAACATATTGAGTTATTTCAGTTGTACTACTATCAGGAGTACCACCACTAGCACCAATTGCTTGATTAAGTAAAATGAAGTGTGGTATATGGAATGCTCTGTTATCAGTAGCACTAGTTGTAGATAGCACATTACCGTCAATAGTAAATTTCAAGCTACCATCTGTTGCCCATTCCATTGCAAATATATGCCAATCACCCGTAGCATAATTGTCATACCATACACGGCCACTTTCTTCCTTTTGATTAAAGAATACACCACAAGTTAATTTTTTATTATAAAATTCAACTATGTCAAATTCTCCACAATACGCCCACCATTCGCCCAAAGTATCCGGGCTACCATTTTCTTTATATCCAAATTCAAAACTATCTCCTAAAGTCCAAAATGCTCCAAATGCTCCATTTGAGTTGCATAATTTAACACGTGCCTCTATTTTCCCATACATAAATGCAAAATGACCTTTTGATATAATAGAAGATGAAGTCCAATTCCCGCTACTATCTTTTAAACCTCTTAATTCTAAAATACCATCATTAATTATTGCATTAGTATTTACATAATTTTGTGTTTCACTATTCCTAACATATCCTAGTTCATAAGACCATTTACTCGGATCTACTATATTGCTTGAAAAATCATCTACAATATATGCACCATTAGAATCTAATAAAACCGTATCAGTATTTTCTTTTTCAATATATTTTACATTAGAGCAAAATGGTATTGAACTAGAAGATTGTCCACACCAACCGCTCATATTACCTTCTAATGTAATTAAAACTGTTCCATCTTCTTTTGTAATTTTTTGTGAAGTTCCATTATATTCTACGATTAATATGTCATTTTTATTTATATCAGGTAATGTTAATTTTGCTATTTTTGAAACGCCTGTTCCTGGTATTGTCATTTTGAATTCTTGTCCATGGTCACTTCCTATTCCTAATGCTATCATATTATAAGTATCATCGCCGTTATCATTATATATATACCAGCATAAACACGCATAGTCTGCAACATTTGGTCTTAATGTGAATTTTAATTTAGATATATTTTTATTTAAATAACACATACCCCACTGTCCAACAGATGATGCAGTTAAATTGGAATTACTGTCTATGATTAAATCATCCACTTTACCTACTGTTTTGAAATCTGATATTACCGCATTAGTATAAGTATCTTGTGTAGGACTTGCTATTACCGTTAATGTAAATATATTACTTGTAGCTATTTCACCGTCACTTGTAGTTACTCTTATAGCCATATTATAAGTTCCTGCACTTGCATTGGCGTCATGTGTAAACGTATAAGTTAAATTGTTGGATGTTACATCACTTGTTTTATCATAATATGTATTTCCACCATCCCAAGATACTTCATGTTTTATAACTGATTTTGATGTTGAATAAACTATGTTGAAAGTGATTTTTTCTACTGTTGTTATATCTGCAATATTACTTACTGTTAATTCTGTAGTTGGTTGTGCTGGAATGTATGGAATATATTTTCTAAACTTACTTGCTAGTAATCCTTGTCCGTCAGCTGTTGGATGTAGACCGTCACTGCTTAATGTACTTGGTTGCAAGTCGCTATCTTCATGTACATCTATTATTTTAATATTGTTAGTAGTACATACATTTTTAATAGCAGTTCTATAATCGTCCAATGTGTTACCAGCATTATTAATTCCATTTGAGTTAGTGTTAAATGTACCGTTTGTCATGTTAAGTGGTATTATCCATATGATTTCAGCTTGTGCAAATTTATTTTTGATTTTTTCTATAAGTTTTTTGCATGCCCCATAAAATGTAGTATCTTCTGTATCATTAGTTGTACCTATATCACAATTTTGCAAATAATCATTGACACCACCAAATATAGTCACTAGACCTGCATTAGCAGAAGCCCCACTTAACCCTTCATCTATTAATGTTGAAAATGTTTTATATCCTGTTGTTTTATTAGTTATATGTGCTCCACTTTTAGCGCAATTGTTTACAGTTGATATATTAGTATATTGATTTTTTAAGATTGTTGGATATTTAGTCAATGGTAGCATACCTTCATCTGTTATACTATCTCCAATTACTTCCCATTCTGTTATAGCACCAAGTATATATCCAAAACTTCCTGATATATCAATAGTTACACTAGCTGTTACTGTAATAATTATATTTCCAGTGACAGAATTTATATTAATTTGCCCATTTGAATATGCGGTAGAAGTTATATCTACTCCTCCCATAGTTATGCTTAATGAATTTATTCCATACCCACTATTAGCAGTTATAGTAGCAGAGTAACTGTTTCCATAATCTACTTGTATTGCAGAGTTATTATTACTTACATTAGTTAATTTATTAGTTATACTAAATTTGATTATTGTAGCAGTTATATTCCCATTATCATCCTCAGATAATGTATATTTTTTATTATCAAGTGTTAATATTTTCCCAGTAACCTTTCCACTTATCAAGCTTATATTAGTAGCCATCCTTTGAAACGTATCTGTATTACTTGTTGTTACTCCTTTGCCAGTAATAGCTTGAGCAATTAAAGTTTTACCATTACTGGCAGATTGAAAAACCTCATTTATTGCACCTTTTAAATCTTGTGCTGTTGTAGATAATGTTCCAGATCCTATTATATTTTTTATCTCTGTGTCATCATAATTATGCAGATTCTGCAATTCTTGATGTGCTTCATATATTCCATTTTCAATATTATTAATATCTTCTTGTTTCATAATATCGCCGGTTTTCCATACTTTCTTTTTATATGCCATATATTCACCTTCTTTCAGTTATAAAATTTTGCTATATCCTATCTTTAATTCGCCTATTTTAGAACTTATACTTTCTGTTTCTGTTACAATAGCATAATCAACAAAAGCATAATCAACAATATTATTTTTACTTGGATTATGTATTAATTCAAATTCCTCTTTTGACATTTTTATTATATTTTTATATAATCCACAAATAGGTAAATTGCTATATCCATCATAAGTTCTTGCTTGTATTACTTTTCCTATATTGCCATATCCGTCTGAATAAGGTTTCCACCAAGTACCTACTCTAAATGTATTGCACTCTGGCAACTTAGATAATGCTATTCTCTGGCTACTATTAATTACTACAGTTCCCTTTGAAGCAAAAGTAAATGAGTAATTAAGGTGAGCTGGTTTATATAGTTCAATTGCATTAATAAGGTCTGAAAAATTACTACTTTTAAATTTTGCATTTTCTAAAGTAATATTAAAAATGTAATGTGCATTATCTTCTTCAACTGTTACATTTTCAACATCAAAAAAGGAGTATGCAAGTTGCTTTACTACTTCGATAGTAGTTGTTTTGCTACCCCTCATTTTAGTTAAAATTATGCTTCTTCTTTCTTCATATGTTTTTCCCATGCCTCGTGGTAAATATAGCATATTTTCCCAATAATCTAATCCCCAAGTTGCAGTTAAAACATACATTTGTCTTAATACATCTTCTATTTCTTCAACTAATATATCTCTTTCTTTTTGTTCAGCTTCTATAATAGGTTTAGTATATCCATTGTCATAAAAATAAGGTAGTTTATCGATTAAATCCAACTAAACCACCTCGCTCACCGAAATTGTAATTGCATCTATAACAGGAATAAAATAATCTCCAACAGGTATATTTTCTTGTTTATTATTTATTGTATATGCTACTATATCATCTACTGCTCCCAAATCACCAACTACCGATAATGCTTTATAATATATAATATCTTCATCTTCCAAATTATTCACATAATCTGATAGCACTGTTGATATTAGTTCCTTTGTATCATCTAGTGAATAAGCACTATCTAGTTTTATTTTAATATCAAATGTTAATTTTAATAATTGTGGAGTATCAACTGTTACAGTTGCTCCTATTGGTCTTTTTTCTTCTATATATGATATAACTGTATTTACAGTTTCTTCACTACATGGAAGATTGTCATTACCTATAATAAGCACTTTTACTGTTCCATTGCCATTCCAAAGAGGATATACTTTTACTCTTCCTACTCCGTCACACTCTAATGCCCATGCTTTATAATCATTAACATTTCCTGATGTCCTTGGATTTTGAATTATATATTTAAATCTTTCCTTAAGTTCTTCGTCTGTTTCAGTATCTACACCATTTTCAAATGCAGTTTCATTAGTTAATGAAGTAACTCCATCTATATGCTCTGCAAATTCAAAAGTGGACCCAGCTGGTAAATTATATTTATATCCTATTTCTGTTGCTTCTACATATAAAGTATCTTCATTTGGTAAAAGTATATCGTTTAATACTATATATTCTAATCCATTAGATGTAATTATTGTACTGTTGCCTATAAAAGTATCATCTAATCCAGTAACCTTTATAGCTCCAGTTGCTTTTTCTCCGTCTTTTCTGTATACCCCAAATTCATTAACTCTTTTATCCAAATAGTCGTCAAAAGTATCTTCTATAAATGCTAAATTAAGTATATCGCCCATAGAGATATAAGCTTTCGCTAATTCCTCAGCCAATGGTGCTAATAAGTTAAATGATACTGAACCTTCTCTAGTATCTAAATTATTAGCACTTGTATTTTCCAAAATTCTTTCAATTAAGGCTTCATATGTTTGCTCGCTAAACAACAAAATTCACCTCCAATTCTTCATAAATTGTTATTGCTCTCATATCTACTTGTAATGTATCTCCATCAAAATCTACTTCAAGTTTATTTATTTCTAATATATAAGGATTTATCAATAATGCTTCTTCTATATATCTAGTAACCTCCATTTTAGTAAGTTCAGGAGTATAATTTTGTCCTAGCAATGTATCTATTTCACATCCAAAATCCCATGAATATATTGAAAAATAATATCTAAATGTTTTTATAGCGTGCCATATCCATACACATATAGCTTCATTTTCCTCTACTATCTTAAATTCATTGTTAATAACAAGAGGATGTTCATTCTTGAAATCCCATGCTATTTCTCTATACAAAGGCAATGTGTCATCTTCTTCTAATTCTATGTCTGATACACTTTCAGTAATGTAGTCAATAAAGGGATAAAAACTATCATTGTATTCTTCATCCATCTATACTCACCACCTTTGATATAATATAAAAAATATCATCTTCTCTAAGCATTACAACTTTATCACCAATATTCAGCTTGTTTACATAATCTTTAGATTTATGAGAGTGTTCTCCTCCTGTATGAGTATGCGTTCCATCTCCTCCACCTTCTCCTGTTGCATGGCCTCCACCACTATGAGTATGTTCTCCTTTTGTATATGTTTGTGTTTCCTTATGTCTATCTAAGAGCCATTTATCTATCATGAGATTATCTTTATCTAATTCTATTTCAGATGTTTTAATTATTAAATTTGGAAGAGGTGATACAACAATTCCTATATTCAATAATTTATTTTCTGTTATATTACTTTTAGAAGTTTCTTTAATTATAGATAGAAATTCATTGTAAGGATTTTTTTCCATTAGATCACCACCTTATATATGTCTTCTTGCCCATATAAATTTTGTTCCTCTGTAAGATAAGTATGATTTCAAATTAACTATCATGACTTTCTTATAACTATATGAAGCATGTATCATTTGCCCATTTCCTATATACATACCAACATGAGTTATTCCATTTGCTCTATCTGTTGAATAAGTATTAAAGTAAATTAAATCTCCAGCTTGTAATTGTGATGTGCTTGTTATCTTTTTACCTTGTTCGCCTTGTACATTAGAAGTTCTTTGCAATGTTATTCCTAATGCTGTTTTATACACATAGCGAGTAAATGATGAACAGTCAAATGATGTCGTAGAATTTATTGAAGCACCCCATACATAAGGTGTTCCAAGTTTAGCTTTTGCAACAGAGATTAATTTTTCCTGTTTTTTATTTAAAGGTAAATTTGAAGTAGCTGGGACTTCTTTGTATCCAGTTCCATCTCCTATTATGATATATCCATGTTTAATGCCAAATACTCTACATTCTTTGTCAGTTCTCATTAATATATCTATGTGATATACACCATTTTTAACTACGATTTTCCCACCTCTGTCGGTTACAGTATAAGTTTTACCATCTATAAAACTTCCCGTACCACTTGGTTGTATTTTTGTTCTGAATGGAATACTCTTAGGTGCAGCGCATGTACGTTTGCTAGGGTCTAATTTTCCACCCATGCTTTGATATATTCCACCTTCTATTCCAGGTCCTGGCCAATATGCAGTAAAAATAGCTTTTACTTTCTTGCCATTTAATACTTTTTCTCCATCATTGTAATTATTATCATTGTATGTTGTTTCTTGTTTTTCTTCATCTTCTCCTGCTTCAACTTCGTTCATTAAGTTTTTATAATTAAGATTAAGCGCTATTTTATATTCTCCATTTTCCCAAGTATGAGAGTCTGTATCTATATAAAATAGTCCTTTTAATCCTGTTGATGAGTCTGTAACAGTCACACCATATCCAGTAATACAAGTGGTATCTCCATATCCATCCAAAGATGCACTTCTTTCTCTATCGTTTAATTTTTTCTTTGCTTCTTTTCTAGCACTTTCTAAATCTATAACTGTAGTAGTTGTTGTTTGGTTATTGTCAGTTACATCTGTTGATGTATTTGAATTTGATATTTTTTTACCTCCAATAGTAACCTTTGAGTACCAATTCTTAGCTGTATTACCTCTTTTTTCATTATATCCACCACGTTCAAAACATTTACCGAATTCATAGCCTGCTTTGTATGGATCTGTTAATTTCATAAATTTACTTAATCCACCAACTCTACTATTAAGTAAAGCTACAGTAGTACTTTCTTCGCCACTAAGTTCATCCCACATATGCTCTAATTGAAGGTTAAGATTAGTCCAACTTACTCCCTTTTTAGAAGCTTTTCTTTTAAGACTTGTTAATCTTCCTCCCAGCCATTGCAATAATCCACTAGCTCCTATACTATTAACAGAACTTGTATTGAATGAGCTTTCACATTCTGCATTAGCTACTATTGCAGCTGCAACCTGTGGAGTGCAACCTTTGCCTATACAGAAATCAAATATAGATTTTGCTATTGAATTAGTAGTATTTAATGAAAAAGAGTTGTTTTTAGTAGTTGAAGATGTAGAAGTGGAAACTGACATTGTTGATATTTCAGATGTTGCTGATTGTGTAGTTTCTGATGTTTGGCTTTCAGCTTTTACAACTTCTTGAAATAATCCATACAAATCTATTGAATTACTATTCTTTTCTTCTCCTATTTTATTCCCTGAGTCATCTACTATAATTACTCTATTTACTACATTCTCTATACTAGATTTATAAGTTGTTGATATTATATTTTCTTTTTCTTTGAATTGAACATCTAGCTTTATATCTCCTTTTAGGGCTGTGCATATCTCACCTTCCTTAGCATAGCACATATATTCTTTGCCGTTACTAGCATGAGAATTTGTATAAGCACTCATTATAGTGTCATACATGCTTACTCCTATAAATACTTTGCTCCATGAAACACCATCACTTACAATGCTTCCTTTTTTAAGCCCATATTTTGAATAATCATCTAGCATTTGAGTAGTTATTTGACTAGCAGTCTTGTTCTTGAAGTTGTAATTAACTTTAATATTAACTAGTTTTTGTGCATGGTCATAAGCCATGTAGCTTGTAGTATCAGTAGTTTTTTCTATACTGTATATAAATCCTCTAAATAATTCTTTTTTATTTTCATAAAAAAAAACCATATAGCCTTCTTTAATATCGACTTTTGGTATTTTTTTATCGTATTTATTTGAAATTATTGAAAATTCTAGCTTTCTTGATGCTTGTTTATAATCTCCACTCCAAGTAACTTTTTCTACTAACTGTGTTATATCTGTTTTTTTATTATTTCTATCAACTATTTTTAGTGTTATCATTATATCACCAGCTTCCATCCAGCTTTAATTATTGTATTTTTAGCTAATGAAGGATATTTAGATTTATTTTTTTCTATTATTTTTTTATAGCTTGATCCTTTTCCATAATATTTCTTTGCTATATCATATAGTGTATCTCCCTTTTTTACTGTATGAATTGTTTGTTTACTTTTGGTTGAAGTTTTATTTTTATTATTGTTTTTATCTTTTGAAGATGTCCTATTTTTGTTATCAGTTTTCTTTTTAGCTGGAGTTGTTGATGATATTTTAATTTCTCTATATTCCTTTAGATTGATAGTATAATATACATCTCCTGTGCCATCTTGTTGAGAAAAGGTAAAATCAGTTATTCTTGCTTGGAAGTTTATTTCTGTGCCAGTTACTATAAATCTCATTACTTCACCATTATTCATGTAACTTCTTATTTTAGATACACAGGTCCATTGTTTTGGATAATTTGAATAATTTACAAATTTATATTTTCTTTTTGGATTTGGGAAAAATGATGATATCTCTATTGTTCTTAATCCTTTACCTCCAAATATTGCAACATCTCCTAATCCTGTTATATTACTGTCATTTATTATCGCATAATCTTGTACATTTATAGTAGAAGGCAATATTGGAAATCTAAATATATGCTTATCATTTTTTAAATACATCTCCATAATGCAATATTACCTCCCTTACTAAGTTATTATTTTTTGTTCATTCAGTTTTCTGACTATTCCTGATGTCACTTTTTCTATGTCTGCTTCTTCTCTAATCGTCATGCCGTAGAAATTATTGACTATTTGAGGAGTATTACCTTTGCCTTGTCTCCATTTATCAGCATCTCTTCTCGGTAAAATTGCTTCTCCTTGATGCAGATTTGCTAAATAATTATTATAAGGAACTCTTTGAAGTCCTGCTGCATGGTTTCCATCTTCTGCTCCAGTTAATGACTCTGTAACCTTTCTAACTGTAGCAACTATAGGATTATTTGTGATTTTATCTTTTAATCCTTGCCATGCACTTTTTATATCACTAATTACACCTGATATTTTTTCTTTTACATTATTAAAAGCATTTATAGCAGTATTTTTAATAGCATCCATTGCATTTTTTATAGCATTTTTAATAGCATTCCATTTTTCTACTACTATAGATTTAATTGTTGATATAATAGTTGATATGGCAGTTTTTATTCCATTCCATATTGTAGTTACTACCGTCTTGATTGTATTTGATACGACAGTTATAGTAGTTTTTATAGCATTCCATGCTGTAGTTACAATTGTTTTTATTATAGTTAATACAATAGTTATATTTGTTTTTATTCCATTCCATGCTACAATTACTATTCCTTTTATTATATTTAATACAAAAGTTATACTAGCTTTCATCTCAGTCCATTTTCTTATAACTAATGCTTTAATAAATTCAATAATTGGCGCTATTGCTGCTTTTAACTCATTCCATTTACCTACTACCCAGTTTTTCAATTCAGTAGCTTTTGCGCAAATTGTATCCCAGTTTTTGTATAATAGAACTCCTATGGCTATAATTGCTGCTATTACACCTATAGCTATTAAAATTGGGGCGCTTAATGCTGCAAATGCTCCTGATGCAATTCCTATAGCTGCGCTTATACCAGCAAATGCTAATTTTACCGTTGTTACTACAACTATTATAGCTCCGATAATTCCTATTAGTGTTGTTATAGCTGCTACTACCATTGTTATACCTGCTACTAATTGAGGGTGTTCTTTTATAAATTCTTGGAACTTTTGGATTACTGGTTGTATAGCATCCGCAATTTGTTTTATAACTGGTGCTAATGCTTCTGCAAAAGCCGATTTAATTCCATTAATTGCTGAATTTAAAGGCGCTAATGCTGAACCTAATTCTGCTTGTGCCTTTTGTGATTCCCATAAAGATTTATTATAATCAATCATGGATTTATTAGTTTTATCATACGTTTCTTTACTTTTTCCGTATGCTTGATTTAATGTATCTGTTATAAGTTTATTTTTTTCAGATACAGTTTTACATGCCTCTAATTTCTTATTAAAACTATCTTCACTTATTCCAGCCCAGTTCAAAGCATCTGCTAAGTTTCCTGTAACTTTACTAACTTGTGCTGTTTCAGTAATCGATTCAGTAAGTCCTTCTATTGGAATACTATCTCCATATGCACTCCATACTGCTAGCGAAGCATTGATAGTTTTATCTAATTCACTTTGAGATAGCCCCATCTTTTGTAAATTGGAAACAACATTGACTGCCATCATATCATCACCAGTATATCCATATACTTGTCCAGCATTTTTATTAGCATCTTTCTGTTTATATCCATTTTGTTTAGTTGATCCTTGTAATTTGCTTTGTAGAGAATTAAATTCTTTAGTAGCTTCTGTTAATTCCATTAAGTTTTTAACTACATCAATAATTTTTCCTCCAAATTCCATCATCTTTTGTCCAGCTTCCAAAGTTGCTAGAGACTCTATCCCACTTGCAGCTTCATTTGCAGCATTATTAGTATTTCTTAATGATTCACTTGTATCCTCCATTGTACTTCTTAAATCGCTCATTGAATCAGCAGTGTCTCCAGTTGCCCTTTGTATATCTCTCATAGCACTATTTGCATCGTTAGATATTCTATTTAAATTTCTTATTTCATTTTGTATGTCATTAAGAGGCCTACTGATTTCATCTCTAAGCCTAATTACCGCTTCTAAGGTTGTATCGTTAGCCATGTTTCTTCACCTCCTCCTATTTAATATTTAGAGTAGGAAAAATATTTTTATTTTTAGATATCTTATAAAACTCTTCCGATTCTTTTCTTACAAATGCTTTTATTATAGTCTTTTCTCCAAATTTCATATTATAATATTGAGATGGCATTATATTTTTATATTTAAACAGATAGTACATTGTTGCTATTTCACTATCTGTTTCAATTAGTTTTTTATTTCTTCATCTACTTTTTCTATTTTCTTCAAGTCTGATAAATTATTTATTGCATTTACTAAGTCCTCTACTTCTCCTTTAAGAAGTAATTTATTTATAAGTTCTTTTGGAGTAGCACAATCAAAATGTTCTCTAAGTGCCTTATCCTTGAATATTGGACAACCTTCCATTATAGTTAATACTTTTGTTTTATATACATCTATGTCTGATACGTTTCCATCTTCAATTTTTATAGCTTTCTGTTGTATTTCTGTAGCTTTTTCTGCATTTATAGCTTGTATTTCAAAATCTAGTTCTTCACCTATTTTTTTCACATACATTTTATGTATAGCAGTTGGTGTTTCTAATGTCCCTGCGTCTATTTTCATTAATTTATCTATTATATTCATTTGATTTCCTCCTAAAATAAAAATAGGCTTTAGTTAGAAACACCAAAGCCTTTATGATATTATTTTTTATATTAAATCTATAAATTTATATTTTGTAAAAGTGAATGGGCATTCCACTTCTCCTAATTTTTTAACTTCAAAATCAAATAAAGTTAAATCATCAAAGGATACTCCTGATATACTTATTCTTTCGCTTTCTCCATTACCTGGGTCAGCTAATTTCCCAACTATTGTTACATCCGGTTCTAGACCATCTTTCATGAAATTAGCTAACAATTTTATCATTCTAGAGTTTGTTTTCTTAAGTGTCATAGAGCCAGTTCCGCTATATCCTGTTATTTTATGTTGAGTCATCATTTCACCGCAGATATCTATATCTTCTTTGTCAAATTCTATCTTGGCTTGAAAAGCTGCTATTTCATCAACTAATACATCATTTATCCAAACTTCCATTTTGTTATCATGTAGCATTTTATTCTACATTTCTCATGGTTTCCCATGAGTCCAGACTATGTCTTTACCTTTAACTTAATAGTAAGGTAACGGGTGCTCGTGTCTCTATTATTGGTTATCTTCCGCAAGAGTTAGTCGTTGCGCCTTCCTAACTACTTTTATGATATTTGTTAGGCTCGGTTCAAAGTTGCCATAAATAAAAAAGAACCCTATAAAAGAGTTCTTAATTCATGATATAATATTTCATCTATATTATTAAATTCCCAATATGGTATTCTTATTAATTTTATTTTATGTTGTTTGGCAAATTCACTTTTGATATTGTCCTTCATTAAATTAGAAGCAAGTTTATTTTTAGCTTCTTTCCATCTTCCTGGTTTATAATGTAGCTCTCCATCATATTCAATTAAAAATTTTAATTTATTGTCTTTGTATATAGCAAAATCAAAAGGTAAAGTATATTTATATCTGCATTCTTTATTCCTATATTCTCTTTCGTATTGAATATGATTATTTTCAAGAAATAGTTTTATAGCATTTTCTCCTTTACTTTCTTTACAATATTTGCATCCTCCATTTCCTAATAATGTTCCTGCATTTTTTTCTGATATTTTACCACATTTAGTATGTAGACATTTTATCTTTTCTTTATCCCCTTTATATTCAGATAGTAAAATAAATTCATCTCCATACTTTTCTTTAATTTCCTTTTCAAATATTTCATGTGTTTTTCTTCTTTTGTCTCCATACTCTAAAAATGCACATGCTTTACATTTATGTCCATCTAGTATATGTTGTCCTCTAGCATAAAATTCATTACCACATCCTAAACATTTGAATTTCATTTTGTCAGATGCCTTTGTATATTTACTTATTAATTTGCAGTTTGTATTAGAATTTGCTAATTTTTCTAAAAATTCTTTTTCACTCATAGCATTCCAATGAGGATTGCATTTATAACATATTGGTCTTTTAAAAAAGCTATTAAATGTTACTGTTTTTATATGCCCTTCAGAACATTTTATTGTAATTTTAGCATTTAACTTTGGATCATCTGCGTTTAGTAATTCAAATCCATTACTTTCTACTATTTCTTTTATTTTATCAAAAGTGTATTTCTTCATAAAAATAAAACCTCCGATAGTTTTTTATTTCCGAATACTTATAAATAGGAAGGGGACTTCGGATAATCCCTTTTCGTTAAGACTCGCGACTTTCCTAACTATCCTATACTTATATTATATCATAAATATAGTTATTATTCTTAGGTTTTCTTTGAATTCTCCCGTTTTTTAACTAAATATTTCTACTTAGTGGGGCAAAGTTGGATAGAAGTAATACACTTACCCCAAGTACCATTTATTACTTCGTTAGCTTTCAACTAAAAACACCTCCTATATAAAATAAAAAGAACTTAATAAAAATTAAGTCCTTAAAAATTGTTTATAAATCATATATTTCATCTTCAAGTCTTTTTATTGCAGTTTTTATTGTTTTAAAATCTACTTCCATTCTATTAGCTTCTCTATTGATAGATGAACCATTTTTAAATTTATATTATAGATATTTTATGGAAATATTATACAAAGCATCTGATTTTTTATTTCAATGGCATCAGATGAAGCAGCGAATGCTAATACTTTCTATCGCATCAAGAATTTTACATTCTACTGCTATAAACACTTGATCTCCTGTATTTGCTTCTCTTATCTGTTGATCGCTCATAGTAGATATATTAACTCCATTTGATTTTAAGTATTTCTTTTGTTCTTCCATATCTATATCAACTGTTACTGTATTTTTTTCAACTAGTCCATCATTAATCAATCCATCAAAATAACCATGGATAGCTGTAATTAGTAATACTTTATTATCATAACTGTTACTTAATTTTCCAATATATGCATCTCTTGCAGTTTTTCTTATGTCATTTGCTATTAAGTCCATTATGTCAACAGTCTTAATTTTTTGAAATAAATCACCTTTACTTTGTATATCTGTTACAGTTGTATCAGATACAGTAGTTAAGCTGTTTACTCCTCTTGCCACTTTTATTCTTCCTGATTCCTTATAAAGAATAAATTCGCCTTTCCCTACTTTTTCAGTTGTTTCAGTTCTTGATTCATAAGGTATCAAATCAACTTCTGGTACAGAAGTATAAGTGGTTGACATTCTTAAATCTGTTCCAGCTATTAATCCTGCAACTCTTGCAGTAAATTCAGCAGCAGTATAAGTTTTTTCTCCTACAACTACTCCACTTTGAGTTACATTTATTATTCCTTCATAATCAGCTGTTTCATTAGCTAATACTGCCTTAACCATATTTCCTAAATTTCTTTGCGATTTAATCCATGTTACTATTGCTGTTTTATCTTCATCTACAGCTGATGGGTAGCATAAATAGTCAAATTGTGTATTTTCAAAATAACTTAAAGCATCTTGTAAAGTTAATTCTCCACTTATAATGTATAGTTCTAATCTTAGTGGTGCACTTGTATTTCCTATTAAAGCATTCGTTATAAGTTGCTTATTATTATCTGTCACATCGCTAGGTATATCAGTTACATCAACTATAGTTGCAGGAGATATAGCTTTTTCTTCCTTTATTATCATTGCAACTATACCTCTGGATCCTCTGCTTATAGCAGTAATACCTTCTTGTATAAATTTAATACTTATACTTGGTAATCCTAAAGCCATTTATTTCACTCTCCTTTTAATTCTCTAATAATTTTGAAATATCTACAATAGCTTTGTCCACTATTGGCAAAGTAGGATCATCAGCTTCTATTGTTATATTTCTTAATTCATTAAGTTGTAAATGTAATTCTTTCATTAATTCATATTCTGTTGGTTCGCTATCCGGATTATCCAACGGACCCGTATATTGTGAATATTTAATATCATCAAAATCAAGATGTATCATGAAATCGAGTATTCTACCTACTTCATCTGAATATATATTGCTTTCTATATCATCTACTGTCAGATAAGTATCATCTACAAATAAAGTCCTTCCAAATATTTTTTCAAGTCTATCACTGGCATCATATATATTTGTTATACTTTCTCCTGCTTGTTGTAGATACTTTATTGATACTGATATAGTTCTTAGGTTAGATATTCTAGTTATAGCTGAACTTGAAATAGGCAATATTTGTACAAAAAAACAAGACTTATCAAAGCCTTGCGTATTGTCATCTTCTATATATACATCTTGCGGAAAATTTTCTGCTACTGCTTTCGTAGTAGCGAATAATATACTTTTTAGAGGTATCATTTAATCACCTCCTATTTGAAGCCATATTTTTTAAATAGATTTTCTAAATCTTCTTCAAAATTTTTTTTAGTTTTTTCAAAAGAGGTTTTTAGCATATAAACTCCTTCAGCTACTCCTTTAACTTTTCCATCTCTTCCTACAATTCTATGTCCATATTCAACATATACATTTGTTATTATCTATAGGCTTTTTATCCTATACTCTGGAGGTTTCCCTCATTTTCATCAGTTGGTCTATTCCAACCCAGCTTGGCGTACATTTTCAATCCAATAAAAAAGCAACCCTTATTGGATTGCTCGGCACTCTTGGTAAGATTATATTTATTCACTTACTACGCTCTACGCTGGACACCAGCCTTTCGTAATCTAGTATCTTAGCACGATGTTAGCATATATAATTATACTTAGCCTTCTTCGTATTTGCCGAGTTTTACATGGGCTATATGCTTAACCCATATTCAGTATTATTGTAAATTTTAATATATAAATCTCCTTTTTCTAATTCCCAGCTTCTTCTTAACTGACCTGTGTTAACTGGGGATTTCATTTTAGTATTTCTAAGTAAAATACCTCCATGTTTTTCAATTAATTTTTGCAAATCCCTTGGAAAATTAATTCTTGTTCGTTCTATTTGATTTATAAGTTCATCTATTCCACTTATTTCAAAACTATATCCACTCATTATACTCTCACCTTCTTAGTGACTGGAGTTTCTATATGAGATTTATATGGATAAGGTTCGCCGGCCTCAAATTCTTCTGTTCTTCCATTGTAAGTTATAACTAACTTATCTCCAACTTGTATGTCTACTGTTGGTCTGCAAAATAATTTATAAGCTGCTGAAATATAGGCTGTTCCTGTTTCGCCTGCTACTGTTGTTTCACTCCCTTTGTCTAATGAACATTTGAGATCAGAATATTTTAATATTTCTTGCATAGTTGTAATCCCAGTATTAGGGTTTTTAACTTTTTCTTTTCTATATATATCCATGTTATCAAAATACAGAGTTGCTATTATATCCGCTTCACTTGCCATAATAACACCTCCTAAAATCTTAATTTTCTGTACTTATTAAGTATCTTCATTTCTTCGTCTGTTAATTCCGGGGATGTTTTTGTACTGGAATTGCTTATGCTTTCTGATGATACACTATCATAGTTGTATTCTATTCTTACAGAACCTCTAGTAATTGATTTTATCGCTCCTTGATTCGCTGGAGTAGAAGTCGATGAATCATCTACATTTTCGCCCAACACACTTAATTTATATGCCATTATATTAGCTACCTTGTCTTCTATAAATTCATTTATAGCATCTTGGTCTATCTGTGGAAGAACTAAAAAATCTTCTATATTGCAATATCCTTTTACTCTTTTAGTAACTTTTTTTATATACAATTCTATTAATGAGTCATAATCATTTTTAGTAATATTTAATAAAGCTTTTATATTTTCAAGCATAATTTCACCTACAATAAAAAAGAGAGGACATTAATCCTCTCCCTTTTTAGCTTTTTTCTTTTTTAATTTAGTATCTTCAATTAGTTCATATCCTCTTGATAGCAATACTTCTACTTGCTGTTTTGTTTCAACTATTCTATGAACATTGTCTTTTTTAAGCTCATACATTTAAATCACCTTTATTTTAACTAGATTTAGCATCTTTTATATTAGCAAATACTAAGTTTTTCTTGTTATCTAACACCCATAATTCATGGTATCTTCTATAATCCATCACCCAAGCGTTTGCATTTTGGTTTGTATCTGGGTCAAATATTCTCATTTTATCTTGTTTTGTTACTGCTATTGGTACTTCTCTTGGAACTATTATAAAGTTAACATCTAATGCTTTTGCTGCTTTTGCATATCCTCCTGCTGTTTGAGTTGAAGTAGTTCCATCATTTAAAGTTATTGCTGAGTACATTCTGTTAGCTGGAGTTTTTATTATTGCACATCCATCTACTGCTGGAACTTGAGTGTTTATGCCACCTTGTGAGAAAGTTACTGCCGCTAGTTTTCCTGCCATAGCTAATTCTAATTCTGTAACTGTATCATAGTTAGCATGTATTACTAATTCTCCTTGATACCCATTTTCTCTTATTACTTTTATACCAGCTTTTATTTTAGTTAGTACTGTATCTTTTGCTGGAGTATATCCATATTCAACATTTGTGTCATTAGCTACACCTATTGCTGTAGTAGCTAATTTAGATAATCTATATGCATCAACCTCTGGTACTACTTTTTCAGTTTGAAATACATTCATTACGTTTGTAGCAGTTGCAACAAAGTTAGTTTCATCTACATCCATTGCATCTAATTGAAATTTACGTCCTCTGTCTTGACTCATAGTATATGTTTTATAAGATAATGTTACCGCTCCTTGAACATATCCTGCTCCAGCATCACTTCTATTATAATCAGCTAAACCATCAACTGACATTTGAGGTATTTTAACTTCATTCCCTCCAACATATTTAACTTGTCCTGCATTTGAGTCCATCCATCCTGTTAATAAAGTGTGTATTGCTTTTTGATCTAAAGCTTGTTGTAATATTTGTGCATAAGCTAATGTATTTATAGCTGTCATGTTTATCCTCTCCTTTTAAATTTAATTATAATCCCAAAATAGAATTGACTTGGGACAACATTGAATCTGTATCTTCTGTATTAGTTCCCTTAGGTGTATATTGATACGTTTGTGTATTTGAATTATTTTTAGGCGGTTCAGTCATTTTGAACGCTCCTTCATCACTCTTTTTAAGTTCTTCTATGAATTTAGAAGCATCTTCACTAAATTTACCATCTTTTAATTCAAATTTCTTTTCTTTAAATTTGCTAAGTATAGCTTCTTTAGCAAAGTTACTTGTAAAATCAATCTTGTTATCATTGAAATAATTATTTATAGCTTCTGTGTATTCTCTATCACTTTGAGCTTGTTTTAAGCTCTCTAGTTCTTTTGAATACTCCTCTGCCTTTTCAGCTTTCTTTTGCATTTCTTTGAATTCTTTTTCTTTATCAGCATATTTTTGTTTCAATTCTTCTTCTTTTTTAGATATAGCATCTTGTATCGCTTTTTCTGAATCAACAGTTTTAGCTTTAAGTTCTTTTATCTCAGAAGCGTAATCTTCTATTTCAGATTTATATCTTTCGATATCCTTGCCATGTTCGCTCATGATTTTATCTATAACTTCACTATCTATTCCTAACTCTTTTAAAAAAATTCTTTTCATTTTAATACCTCCATAATTTACGTTTTTATACGACTTTTACTTGTCGAATTATTTTAGCAGCATTTACTTCTTTTACGTCTAGCAAATACTAAAAAAGACAATAAAAAAAGAAGCTAAATAGCTTCATATTTCTTTTCAAATACATCTGGTTTGCAAGGATAATATTCTCCTCTTAAACCTTTTATTATATAGTCATATTCACTTGCCACCATTACTCCTTCTGATGTATGTATTTTACATGAAGTATTATTTGGTAATTGTTCATTAAAATAGAAATCAAAAGCATTTCCATTTGTAAACTTTTCTATTTCTTTAAAATTATCTCTTGTAAATTGAAATGCCTCTATTTCACAAGGTCTTGTTTTATATCTTGCCATAAACCCTCCTATAAACTATTTAAAGTTGTATCTATTTCTATATTTTCTATTTCTGCTCTTTCTATTAAATATGATTGATATAATCTCATAGCTTTTAATTGTCCATTTAATAAATCATAACTACAATTAGGTTCAAATGGTAATTCACCTAATTTATATTTAGACACCATGTTATCTAATTTACATATTCTAATTTTTAATTGATAAAATTCCGCTTTAAATCTTTCATTGTAATCAGCACTATTCATCATTTCTATTGTATCTTGTAATTTCATATTTCCTCCTAATCAATATATTTTTTCTTCCATTCATTAAATGTCATATTGCTTGGTATCTCAATTCTTTTTCCATTCTTATCTCTTGCAAATCTTGTGCTATTTTCATCATCTTCATCTTCATAGTACAATAAAGAAGTGCATCTACACGAAGGATGCAGTGGGCTGCAATTTTTACCAGGTATCATATCTTTTACATTGAATATTTTTAAATCTAAATTACCACAAACTTTACAAGTTCTTTCATCTGGAGTAGCAAGAAATTGATATTTTTCAACTTTTAAATCTTCATAAGTAATTTTATTAGCTTGTTCCATAACATAACTATGTTCTGTCTGTACTAATCTGACTGCATTTTTATAGCTTGCATTCATTCTAGTAGCAACTCTTTTAGCTATAGTTCTACTATCTCTTCCTTGTATAACCATTTGAGTCATTTCTTCTTTAATTATATCTTTTAATAGGCTTTTATTTTTCCATATCCTATCACTATAATTAGCACCGCTCCATGGATGACTAAGTATTCTTTCTATTTGCTTATTATCTATTCCACTGAAATTTGCTACAAATCCAGCTTTTTTAGATATATTAAATACATTTCTGTTATAATTGTCTTTCAATGTATCCGTTAGGAGCTCCTTGGTTTCTTTCTCAGTTGTTATAGCTAATTTATTAAGTTGTTTATCAATTTCATACTGCAATGATTCCCAACGTGTAATTCTACTTTTCATAGCTAAAGTATTAAGCTCTAATAATAACTCCGGATTATCTTCAATCATTTTAAGATATCCTTTTATATCAGTTCTCCATATTTTAAACTCATTTCCTGTTAAATATTTAGTTGCTTCTGCATAAGTCAGTTCATTATCTTTTGCATATTTTTCAAATAGATTATTAATTTCTTTTTCTATTTCTTTATTGGCTAGTTTGTAATGATGTTCTAATTCTTTAGCTAAATTATTGCAATCCTTAATGCCTTTATTGAGTTTCTGATTTTCTCTATCTATCCAATACTGTTTACTATTCATTATCTTCTTCACCTACTTCAGCAGGTTTTTCTTGTTGCATACTATACTCTTGTTCAAATATTGACTCTTCTTGTTGTTTTTCTTCATCTAATCTTTCCTCTTCTTTTACTGTATCTTCTACCCAAGGATGATTTTCAAGTATTGTTTTCTTAGATATTATTCCAGTTGACATTTGAGCTATTTGTGCTGCTTCTAAATCATTAGATATCATATTTCTAGTATAAGTCTGAGATATTTTATAATTTTCTGTTATTCCTAAAAATTTTAAAATAGCCTTTATTAAATGATTTATAGATGTTCTAAATTCAGTTTCTAATAACCCGGATTTTAATTCCAACTTTCTATAATAAAATTTAAGAGCAACTCCGCTTACGCTTCCTGTAACTTCTATATCTTGTTGTAATCCTTGTCCAGATTCATATATTTGCTTTTTAAGATATTCTATAAGTACATTTCTAGCTTCAACAGGTATATCTATACTTAATGTAGACAATCCTCCACTGTTTCCATCAATAGATTCTGTTTTTACAGTTTTATATCTTTTTAAATCTGATAGAAATTCATTCAAATCAGTTCCGCCATAATTCTCAAGTATATATATTATTTGTTGTATGTCTTCTATATCATTAGCAAATCCACTAACAACAACATCTTTTAAATCCAATAAACTTTTAATTTTTTCTAAGTCACTTTGTTTTTCTTTGTTATTAGAAAATTCGATAAACGGAACATCTCCTAAGGTATGTGTTATATCTTCACTTTCTTCTATTGGAGTGTTAGTGAAGCTATCTTTCATTTTCCACCTAATCATTTTATCGTTTGTCCAATATTCAATATAAGCATATGTAATTTCATCTAATTGATTTAAAACTTCTTCTTTTACTTTGTAATATCTAATTATGTTTTTTAGCTTTCTTTCTAATCCATTGTCATATATCGGTATAATTTCTTCTGTATTTACTACCTCATATTTAAATTTACTTTCTCTTGTGTCTTCATCTGTTTCAATCCAATAATGCATCCATGCAGTTCCACAATTACTTGCCTCTATTCCAATATTTTTTAATTTTCTTTCAAATTCATTACCTAAACTTTGATTAACTTTTTCATTGATTTCTTCATTATCTTCTATATCAATTATAGGAGGGTATGTAAATAGGTATGATATTTTTTCATCTACTAGTATTTGATGAATATTATGTGGTATTCTATTATCTGCATTTCTTAATGGATCTTTACCTTCTCCTTTTGGTATTATTCCTTTAAGTAAAATATCATTTTTATTATTATAATAGTTTTTGGCAGTTCTTATCGTATCTGCCTTACTTTGATTGTTTAATATTTTAGCTTGTATTCTTTGTAAAAGTAGCCCATCTTCTAACATTTTTATCACCTCCTATTTAAATACTTGTATATTGCTTTTAACTTTCATTTCATTTTCTAATGCATATCTAGTGGCATCACATTTTGTTATCGTAAGGGCTCTTTATCCTTTACTTCTTATAGTTGTTATTCCTATAAGTTCGGACTATCTTTTAATTTACTTTTTAATCTATTAGCACAACTTCTAGAACAAGTTTTAGTTTTGCTATACTTGTTGGTTTTAAATTTACTTCCACATATTTTACATACTTTTTCTACATCATCAATTCCGCTTTTTCTTCTCCATGCACTTTTACATTTATTAGAACAAAATCTATTTGTATTATTATTTATAGCTTTATATTTCTTTTTACAATATTCACATTCAAATTCTTTTTCTACAAATAGCTTATCCTTCATTCGTTCATAATGTTTTTTATGCCATTCCTTGCCTTTTTCGCTTCCATGCCATTCTTTCGCTTTTGGTCTAGCTTTTTCATTTAAATTATTTCTAGCCCATTCTTTTCTTTCTTCATTCCATGAAAGTTCTTTGTGGATTTCTTTATGTTCTTTTATTGATAATAAGCATAAATTCTCAATACTATTATTATCAGTATTTTGGTCTATATGATGTATTTCATATCCTTTTGGGATTGAACCATTTTCTTTTTCCCATATGTATTGATGTAAATATTTTCTTAAAGTTGAATTATAATGATATTTTTTATTTTCTGTTTTAGTAAATTTATAACCATCTAATATGATTGTTTTCATATTAACACCTCCGATATATTATAATAATATTATATCATAACATATCTTGCCGTATCAATACGCAATAAAGTAAATTCCGAGGTCTCGTGGAAATATTATATTCTCTTTTGAGGTTCAATTTCTAGTCTCTGCCCCTGACTAATCTTTTAAAATTAGCCTTCGGTTCGGATTAGCTTTTCAGCCTTCCCGCTTAATTCCTCGGTTTATACTCGACTAAGCTACTCTACCCATCGAGTGATTATCCTTATCTTCTAGTTTAGATATTGTATTGCCATCCCTATCAGTTTGATAATCTATATTTTCAAATTCTCGTGCTGTATTTGGTGTTCTTTTACTATCTATAACAATCGCTTCTAAATCATCTAGCCAATTTTCCCCAAACTCTACTGAACCTGGTCCTTTCTTAGCCCTTGTTGCTTTTATACCATATTCTCTAAGCTCTGCTATGCTACGTGGTTCAGATGCATCGCAAGTTACCGGGAAATCATCATATTTCTTTAATTTAATTTTTGAAGCTAATTCTCTAATAGACATTTTAACTCCATAAATTTCATCTATAAAATATAACATTCTCTTTTTACTATCGTAGTGTATTCTAACAAATGCCATAGGGTCTGTAGCATATCCAAAGTCATTTCCTTGTTTAATATTATCAAAAGATTTTATTTCTTCATCTGTTATTCTTCTAAACTCCAAATTAGAAAAAGGAACTACTCCTGAGCCTATAGGTTCTCCTAAATATTCCCATCTATATTTAAATTCGTTTTTCTTTTTTACTTCCTCAGCTTCATCAATAAATGCTTTTGATATATGAGGATTATCTAAATAAGTACTATGATGGATATATGTATTATCTGCAACGAATTGCGTTTCAAATTTTTTATTGACCCATGATTGCTTTCTCTTAGGTGGATTATAAGAATATATAACTTTATAACTTAATTCTTTTGGTAATTCTGCTCTTAATACCGAATTAATTATTATCGACACTTCATCTTCGGTTTTGAATTCTGCCAGCTCTTCTATCCATACAAAGCTTATAGGATACTTACTCATTTTAATTGATTTAATTTTTGTTGGATCATCTGCCCCTCTAAATATAAAACTGTTTCCTCTAGGAATGTATATTAATTTAAGCGGAGACTTTTGTATTCTCCATACATGATTAACTCCTAATATATCTATAGCCTCTTTTAACTGTTCAAATACTGACTCAGCTAATGTATTACCAACTTTTCTGATACATAGACAAGTTACTGGATATTTCATTAATGCTAGTACTAACCATAGCGATACATGAGTTGATTTAGCGGATGCTCTACCACCTTTTAATACATGAAATAGATATTTATTAGAGTTAATTGTTTTCCAAAATTCATAAAAGTTTTTATTTATAATTTCTGATATTCTTTTATTCATCTTCTAAGCTTCCTATATCATCAATTATTGTTACTCCTACATTTCCATTTAAATCAACTTTTTCAGTAAATAACGAATATCTTTTTCCGAGAAGCTCAGCGCACTTATTTGCATCTTTTATAGATATTTTCTTTTTTATAATTTGAGGTTCAGATGTGTAATCTCCAGTATTAACCATAACAACTACTTCTTCCTCTAATTCTTGTCGTATTCCTTTCGTTAAGTATCTTAACACTTCTTTAGCATCTGCTATTCTATCTTCTTCTATTTGTTTCATTTTATCATCAATATATTTTTTAATGTTAGGTTTTGCAAGGTTTTTACTTCCTTCCGTTCTAGCTGTTGCATCATTGTTACATCCATAAGCTCTTTTATAACTTTCAGTAGCATTAAGTGACTCAATATAGTAATCACAAAATGCTTTTTGTTTTTCAGTTAGCTTCACCTAATGCCACCTCCCTATTAATATTTTTCAATAATCACCATTAATAAATCCTTCAAACTCTTCATCATTAGCTATAACTCCAAAGTAATAGCACTCGTGTCCAAAATAAATATGAAATAAAGGCACAAAACAATATATAATGCATTTCACAGTAGACATATTTGCTACACATCGCAATCCTTGGTCTGCTAAATATTCATTAATTCTTAGAAAATATAATATAAATGATATTAACGATACTGCTACAAATGCTAAATATATTTTAAATATCATTTTATTTGCTCCTTTTACTATTTATATTTTTATTTCTATATTTTAGCTTTCTTTTGTCCGACTTAGCTTCTATTAATTCCTGAACTAATCTTATATATTTTTCATCATTACTTACCCTCGCATGGCTGGTCAATAGATACAAGTTTCTAGTTTTAGGCATCTTTTTTCTTATACAGTTATCTATTACTGTTTTAGCGACATTAAAACCATATATATGGGAATGTCCTTTTATAAATGGCTTCTCAGTGTTATATACAACATATCCTTTCTTTACTGCTAGTATTATGTATTCTTTTCTTTCATACACTTTCTTTGCTCCATCCGTTTTATCAAAGTTTGGTATTTCCTTCATAATGTCATCATATTTGTACAATTCCTTTGGAATTTCTATTGTAGGTTTTATAACTTCATCTATTTCCTTCCATCTTTTCACCATATAATCACACCTTTTCATACAAATAAAAAGAACACTAAATTATTAGTGCTCTTTGTGGGAGTAATGAATAAAAACAATTTAGAAGGTTTCCAGAGTTGCACTGGATAATACTCATACCTTCATATTGCACCCAAATCAATGGGCGCATTAAAATGGAATATAAATAATTAAAGATATAGATATATAGATATATTATATAGATTTTTTAAAACACAATATATATGAATATTTTGATTTTATCACGGTTTACTCCGGAGGTTTTAAAGTGGTCCTCTCACTCCTACTACTATGTTTTAATATATATATTAGTTGCCTCATGAGTTGAACACGAGTATATACTTGTTTCATATATAGTCGACAATTTAATACTCCACTTGTATATAAATCCCATAGCAACATATTGAGGGAAGAGCACCTCTACTCTTGTCCCTCCAGAAACTTAATTTGAGTGGAATTAAGTTCTCATTTCTCCAGCATAGTGTGGTATGCTTTACTAATCTTCCATGCTTATATATTACCAGCTTTCATAGTACACCGGAGTACCCTTATCTTATTTTTTCTAATATTTTTCTATGCTTTTTATGTATTCCATTCCAACTGTAATTCATCAAAACACATAGTCTTTCCCACGTATATCCGTCAATATATCTTAACCTCATTATATTTCTATCTACTGCATCTTCCAATGTATCTATTGTATTTTCTATTGCCCTTTGTTGCTTAAGTAATCTTATTTGTTTTTCATTGTATATATTAAGTAATTCTTCTATTTCTCCTAGCAACACTCCTAATCTATCATTTTCAAAACTTCCACCTTTTGGCATATCATCTATTATCATACTTTTAATGCTTGTTTTCTTTTCTTCTAGGTACTCTATTTTATCCTTTATAATATCTAATTCTCTTTTGGTTTCTATATATTCTTGTAATTCTCTTTTCTCCATACTCCCAGCTCCTTATAAAATCAAATTTTTATTCAATAACCAGTGCTAATATTAAAGTTAAAAAATGTATAGCTTGGTCTAATATTAAAGCATTTTTATCACCCATTATTTTAGGTGTTATTCCTCTTCCTTTGATATTTGTTCCTTAAGTTCTCTATTTTCATTTCTAAGCCTTAATATTTCCTGTTTTAATTCATCCAATGAATTGCATTTACTTAAATCCATATGTTCCTCCTGTTATTTATTTAGCCAATCATTATCAAAGTATATAAATGTAAATATAATTATCCCTGATACTATTATCCATAGTATCCAAAATATATAAATTGAAACATCACTTGTTGCTTCTGCTAATGCCTCATGAACATTCTTATCCTTATATATTTTTACATTATCATTGATAATTGTATTTTCCTTGAGTGTTGCAAATATAGTTGCTTTAAATTTAGGCTCTAAGCCATAATATCTGTATCTTATGTGATATCCTCCACTTATTGTTGTAATATAATCAGGACTAGGCAGATTGAATTTAGATGTTTTAAATATAGATCCTAGAAAGGTTAGTTCTTTAGATTTAAAAGTTTCACTACCTACTCTATCCCAAGTCCAGTAAGTTTTAGTCCTTCTCTTAGTTTTACCATTAACTTTAGTTGTTACAGTTCTTGTATGTTTAGTATATTTTTCTTTAATCTTTTTAATGATTAAATATTCACCTTCAATATCTTCATTACTAACTGTATCTACTGCTTTTATCTCCCCTTCTGCAAAAACATTACCTACGTTAGTTTTCATTGCATAAGCAAATAAATCCTTATCTTTAGATATCTTAAACGCTTTATTATACTTAGCATTTTGATCTTGGTTATACTCATTGAGCTTCCCGCCTATTATGATTCCTATTATCATCATAATAGCCAGTATTGATATACTAGCTATTACTTCTCTTTTAGTTATTTCTATATCATTCATTAAATAAACCCTGTGGAGCTGTTGAAGGGGCATTATATTCTAAATATGTATAAGATACCACATCATATCCTAGCAGATCTAATATAAACCTATTAGGGAACTTTCTAACATACCTGTTGTATGCTTTTATTTGCGTATTGTAATTGGTTCTATAATCAACCATCATATTTTCTGTAACTGTTAATTCTGTCATAAGCTGCTTATAGTTTTCATTTGATTTTAATTCTGGATACGCTTCAGTTACTGCACTTAGAACAGTATTTACTTCAGATATGTCTCCATCTTTATTCCCTCTAGCCTTAACTATATCTTTTAAAGTTTTTGCTTCATACTTGTCATATTGCTTTACTATATCTACTAAATTATAAACTAAGTCTATTCTTCTTTTTTCTTGAATCTCTATATCTGAAGATGCAGTTAGTATCTGTTCCTCTAATCCTATGGCCTTATTTTGAACTCCTTGTGTAGCGAATACACAAAGAATTCCTGTCAATAACACTCCGCTTATTGATATTATTAATGTTTTATTTATTTTCATAATATCCCTCCTCGATTCTTCTCAATGTTCTTTGAAGTTTATATTCTAGTTGTTCTCTTGCTAATTCCGCTGCTTCTTCTTCCGCTAAATATAATATTTGTTCAATTAGTATAGCTACATCAACTATTTCTGATATTGTAGCAGTAGATATATTTCTACCTACTGCTATATCTTTAGACAATTCTCTTGATAATTCTCCTAGTTCTTCAATTAACTTAAGTTGTTGCGATGGATTCTTAAAATTATCTGCTATTTCTTTTATAGCTCCATTAATTTCTTCTATATTCATCTATTCATCCTTTCCCATTAGCATTTTTATATATTGTATTTCACAACTTTCTTCATCTTCAAAATCTAATTCACAATTCATGCATCCTGTTCCATCTAGATCATAAGACTCATTACAAAACACTTTAAATCTCTTATTTATCATGTTGACTAGTTCTCTTTCTTTACAAGTTTTTCTTTTTGCTCTCATTATTTATCATCTCCCTTGTTATATCTCACTGTAATTAATTTATCTGCCATAGGTAATGTTTCTATCCAATCACAGAATACTTGCCATTCTTGTAAGCGGTGATTTCTTCTTTGGAAGTATATATTTCTAAGACATCTATAATTTGTAATCATTCCTGCTGTTAGTTCAAATCCTAGAGGAATATTATAAACCATATAATAAAATGAGTAGTCTAGCTCTTCTTTAGTTATTTTTCCTTCTCTGTATTTTTGAACATCTTTGTTATAAGATTTTTGATATTGCTCAGCTATATGTATAATTTGTTCATCTACAAAAGCATTACAACACTTTTCTAAAGTCATTTTAGATAATTTGTGCATCTTAGATGTACTAGATATGAAATTCATAAACTTGTATCTTTGAGCCTCTGGCCACCATTGTACTGAAGCAGTTACATCAAAAGTAACTGTTATTCCTGTTAAAAATTGATTATGGCCTTCACTATTACCAGTATTAGCTAAGTTGCAAGCATTTCTAATTGCTTTTTCATAATCCACATTTTCTCTATATTCTTTTACATCTGCTACCATAGGATATCTTGCAGTTTCTATTGCATTACTTAATCCGTAAACATGTACATTTTCAACTTTTAACATATTATTCATCCTCCCCTGTTCCTAATATATCTATCCCTGTTAACTGTCTACAGTAATTTCTTAACTTGTCCAATTGCCCTGTAGTTTTGCTATGTTTAGTTTTTAACTCTTGTAATTCTTTTTCCAACATTGCATTTTCCTTTGCAAATGATATATTTTGTTTTTCTAAGTAAGTATTTGCTAGGCTTAACTCTTTATTTGCATCTAATAGATTTTCGATTGTGTCCTCTTTAACTTCTATATCTTCCTTTAATTTGTTGCTTCTTTCTCTCCAGAATTCTATTATTTTATGACAATGTTTATTTGTTTCTTGTGCTCTCTCTAATTCTTCTATAAGGTCATTTATATATTTTCTATTTAATAACATATTTAAATCCCCCTTATTTCATCTCTTGATTAATTAGTTCATCTATTACTTGTGACAGCCTTAAAATGTCATCTGTCAATCCTAGTTGGCAATATAAACTGCTAAGTATTTCTTTTAACTCGTCTAGCATAATATCACCTCCCTAAAATAGACTTATTTGATTATAAGTTGCTTGTGCTTTTATCCATGGTTCATACTCTTCAAATTTGCATTTCTTATATATTCTTCCATTAACCCATCTAGCAAAATGCTTTAATCTAATATCCGGTATTTGGTTATATATCATAACAAATGGATCTACTTTCATACTTGATAATTTTTTAAATCTATACATATCTTCTTCAAAAGTAGTATTAAATCCAACTAACATAAAACACATATGTTTATATTTTTTAACATATTTAGAAAGTATTTTTATACCTTCTAATACTTTATTTTCATATTCCATTAAATCCCATGCATAATGTAAACTTCTTAAATGTTTAACTTGTCCTAACCAATATGCTTTTTCATCAGTCATCAATCTAACATCACATCCTTGGTTAATATCAACTATAAGTTTACGTTCTTTTATTTCTTTTAACTTGTTTATGCAATAAGGGTCAGCTGTAAAGTTATTATCATGAAGTATCAATACATTACTTTTAGGATTAATTAAATCGCCTATTTCTGCTACATCTCTGAGCTTGCCTTCTTTTTTAGGTACAAAACAAAATCCACAATTTCTTATACATCCTCTGCTAGTAAATCCCATACCAGCATTTACTATTTCATTAGCTTTCTTTAATTTATGTTCTTTTGTTCCTATACCTTTCATTCTGGATGCTATCTCTTCTGCTGTATAAAGATTATAATCTGGTTTGGTTTTTTCAATTTCTATAGGCAATTCTTTTTTTATATCCCATCCTGTCCCACCTATATCTATATTCCCTTCGTACTTTTCTATAAGCTTTTCTGCCATTGGTTTAGATCTAGTAAAAATAGTACTTGCATATATTTTTTCATACTTCTTATTTTTCTGTACAAATTCTACTTGTTCACCAAGATTTTTATAATAATTTGATATTTTCATTAGTGCTAAATTCGGTATTTTACTATCTATATCTATTAATCCTATTGTCATCAGCTCGCCCCCTTATTCCTAATTGGTTATCATTAGTATATGATAATAGGGAGATATACTTATTTCGTTTTTTCTATCCCCCTATGTAGTTTTATCTCTCAATTCCTAAATACTCTTTTATTACTGCTATCGCATCTTCTGCTGAATAACAAACCTTGCACATATATCCCTGCTTATATAACCAATCTAGCCATTTAACTTGTTCTATGGTACATTTATTCTTTCCATATTTCATCTCAATTGCAAGTCCTATGTATTTACCTTTAGGTGCTAGGAGTAAGATGTCCGGCACTCCAGCTCGCATACCAAGTCTTTTTAATTCTGCTCCTGTTGTCTTACTTCTTTTTGCTTCATTAGGACAATGGAATATCCATTTGAGCTCTTCAAATCTATTTGAGTTCCAATTACACCATTCTATGACTGCTTTCTGCTCTTGTGCTTCACTCATATTTACTCATCTCCACTTCTCTAGCTATATTAATAGCCATAGTTATCGCTTCATTCAAGCTATATCCTAGCTCATAATAGAATTTAGCAAACTTTATAATCTCTTTCATATCCAATCTCCTCTAACAATCTATGATAAATCTTATATAGTTCTTTATATTTATTTGTATTTATTAGGTCCTTTTCTATTCTTTTTATCTCAAGTTCTTTTATCATTTTCTCTAGGTCCTGTAACATCTGCATGTTTCTTATTTGTAATCCTGTTAATTTCATTGCTTCACCTCTTCTGTTATTGGATCATAACTCCATACTCTAACTTCATCTTTTGCTCTTCCATCTATAGTACATCCACATTTACATTGACTAATAACTTTAGCTTTAT